TAAATCTTATAACTTATGGAAAATTTCCATATCATGTAAGATTGGCCGACAGCATACTATTTAGTAGACTTTTTAAAAAAAAAATATATAATGTATATATGTATATATACTGTATATAAGATATAAAAATAAACTGGAAAATGCCCCCCCCCCTTATATTTTTCTAAAAATTTATGATGAAAAATCTTATATGATATGGAAATTTTTCATAAGATGTATGATTAATCGCTCAAATGATAAACTTTTCGGTCGCTGACCCACACCGCATCTTGTAAAATGCAAACTAAAAACTATGCAAATAACAACCCGCGTAATTTATTTCGATAAACAATATAATAATTGGTGTTACACATCAACACACAATTATCTTGCGAATAATCGCTTGCGTGGACAGGTTCTTGTAAACGGCGATTTTAAAGAAATAAACTTCGACACACCCGAAGAGTTCCGCGATTACCTCATAAGTAAAGGCCGCGGCACTATAGACGATTACACCATAATTCCTAAGGAGCAAGAACAATGCAACAAATAATTTACTACGACACTTTGTATAATTGCTGGTGTATGACCGCTGAGGTTAACTACACCAACCACATTCGCAACGAGCGCTGTGTTGTAAAAGGCACAGAGTTTGCATCCGCCGAAGAACTTCGCGACTATTTGGTTAACCACGGCTACGGCACCAAGGACCAATACACTATCATACCACAGGAGAAAGAGTGATGAGAAAAGAACTAGATAAACAATACTTTGCAGATGCCATAGCTGACCAACAAGGCTTTCTGCGTTGTCTTCGCTTGATGCCTAACAACATCAATACTTGTAAGCTCATTGAGAGAACACTTGAGGACAACGACTATGAGTACTACGACCCCACAAAAGCACGCCGAGCGAAATATATCACAAACCGTAACAATCGTACAAGACGTATGTACATTGTTATCTGGAGCGACCACACGTACGACTACTATGATGTAGCTGCTAACGTGCTTGACATCGAACACTTCAACCGGCATTTCCCTTACGCATACGTCACAAGCCGTAACGCTGTTGAGGCTACTTTGCAAGTTATCAAGGCATTCAAACAACATAATGAACAATACAAGGAGGACTAACAATGCCATACGACGAGAACAAACAACAAGAACTACGCAAAACCATGCCTGACCACGACTACAGCATCGGCGACCTCGTCAGTTATTGTGACCGCCCGGCTATGGTTACTTTTGTGAGCGGTACTGATACACTCGCTGACATTATATACCTTGACGAGTACATGGCTATTAGTGTAGGCATTCAAGATTTGCACTTCCTTGCTGCTGGCCAACACTACTTGCGAGAAGCACAAGCATTTTGTAGAACACTCATGCTCGTTGAGAAACTGAGCGCTATAAAGGAGGAACATGATGGACAACATTAAACTTGTAACAATACTAAGCGACTATGGCATATTTTGCCTTGAACGCCAGAAGAACGTGCTAACGGCATATCGCAAGATGCGTTGTGAGTGCTGGGAGCTAGCAATTATCATTCTTGCAACACTTGTGGGCATTGCCTCTGCTATTGCCGGCGTCGTGTATGCAGCACTGGGACTATTTGAAGCGTGGGCTGCCGTCCTCACATTCATTCTTGATTGTATTCTCACTGGTATGTTTGTACTATATGCCGCTGCGACAGCTGACAGTATTCGTACTAAAAAGACCTTCATCGCAGAGGCTAGCAGCATCCCTACCACGCTCGAGGATATAGTCTACATTGTAAACAGCTTGAACGAGGACGACACAGAGGAGGACGAGCAATGATATTTACACTGATATTATTCACAGGCTTCCTCATAGCGTTCATTGCATTCTTTGGAGGTATAGGATGAGAACAATCAAACAAAGCAATAGAGTAACAATCATCGGCGACAAATACGTTACATTACGTAGTTACAGTGCATACGTCGCACAGATAGACAAGGACAAAGGTACATTGACACTCGGTCCACTGTGGCACTACAGTCAGACTACTTGGCAGCATGTGCGCAAGTTCATTAACTCATATATGGAGTCACTCATTGAGTGGACCAAAGATGACGAGTGCATATACACAGCCGCTCACGGTTGGATGCTTAAAATGTTCGCCGCTAAGAACGGTAGGAAGTATATGCAGACACTCATCGACAACGGCATCATACCGGTCGAGAGTGACTGGACATTGTACGACCGCATGACTGACGAGGATTAAGGTAAGATATGAAACAAGATAAATGCCGAGAGATTTTTGAACGCAATATAGGTACTGAAAAAGAACAAAAGGAATGGATGGGTTATCCGCGTGTTTGGCTTCAAGGTTTACCTGCTATACATCCTTACTTCAAAGTATCAAAAAGTAAGAAGATAAAAACAAAGATAATAAACAAACGGAGGTAATTATGTTACATCGTTTTATTGCAACATTTGTATACACAGCTCGCGTGCCTATCTACGCCGAGGACGAATACGAGGCAGAGGACTTGGCTGACGGGATACCTGAGAGCAAATACATCGACAACCTTACATTCGACCATATTGACATAACGGAGGAATGAGCATGACTAAACAACAGCAGATAGACGCATTGCAGAAACAGCTCGATGCTGCTAACGAGCAGATTGCAATCATAGACAATGCACTGAAGGAACAATACGTCAACATTGCAACAAACACTGTTAGTGAGATTAAATGCTGGTTTGGAGACCAGCACGACAGAGCTGCCGCCTTAAGCTACGACGATATATACAAATTTCTTGACAACCTTCGTAACGTAATTGAAGCCACAGCACCTAAGTATACACCGAGCGTACTTTGTGAGTTATCAATGGCACTTAGCGAGACTCGTAGACAACTTGCAGAGCAACGCATAGTGATAACCCGACAAGAAAAAACCATTAAATCACTGAAATTTAAGCTCAAGCACCTTAAGGACGCACTAAATAGAATATATGGTGCAAGAAAAGACGATTTTTCACCGGCCGACTTATACGGCCAAGAGGTGATAAGTGAATACTTGAAACAATATCGTGAGGAGAACAACAATGACGAAAGATGAGATTAAGAAAGCGTTAGAGTGTTGTGCAAAAAGTTATGGCGATGATGTGCAATGTAGCGATTGTCCATATAACACTCTAACACCTCGTGCTTGTTGTGAAAGGTTTTGTCAAGATGTTTTATGTAAAGATGCTCTCACACTCATAACCGAGCAAGAGAACGAGATTGAACGGTTGAAAGAGAAATCTGACGAACAAAGTCGTAAATCAGGAATACTTGGAAATGAGACAATTGTCGAGTTCTTTGATGATGCAGTCTCTGAGCCTTCTGCTGATTGCAAGGATATTGAAAAATATGAAAAACAATTCCGTAATCGCATAATATCTTTCAATGAAAAAGAAGTTAAGCAAGCGCAAATAGATATAATAAACACGCAAACAGACACAATAAACGCAATCGTTAAATATTGCGAAAACCCAAACCATTGGCTCGAACTAAAAGATTGCAAATTGTGGGGAGGGAAATCTGATGACTTGCGGAATTTTCTAAGCGGGATTTTTAAGGAGGTAGAAAATGAATAAGAGAGAATTTGCAAAACTGAAAAAGTGGACAAACACTCTAACCGATGAACAACTCAAAAAAGAGTATTACGACGCGATGTTCGATACGCTCGGCAGTCAAGCCGAGGAAATGTATGAAAGAGGATACGACAAAGCAGACATTCTAGAAAGAGAGAAATTTGAAAGGTGGCTGTCGAGACGAAGCGATATGCTCGAAAGAATTTGCTATGAAAGAGGAATTACATTGTGGGAAGAAACTTATCAAGGAGATACAAAATGACTGACCAAAAAGACAGAAAACAGATAATCATAGAGGGTTTGATGACCACTCTTGGTTACAGAGAGCAAAGAATCGATGAGCTCGAAGCTGAGCTTATCACTTGGAAAACAAGAGCAGAAATTGCTGAAAATAAAGTTAAATACCTTTTGAAAATACTTGACGAGGTGAAAGATGGCAAAAATAAAGGTTGAGATAGAAGTGCCGAGTGACAAATATTGTGATTATGAAGATACACTTTGTCCTGTGTGTATGGAGGGTAATTGGGGGAAATGGTATTGTGCGATTTTTAATGACGACTTGAAAATTGACTCGGATAGCGGTTATTGCATACGTTGTGACAAATGCAAGAAAGCGGAGGTGAAAGATGAAGCAATATAAAATTGAAATATTTTGTGCAGAAGATTTTGTGGATAAAGGTGTTGAAGTTCTTTACTACATTGAGAAAATGCTCAAAAAGAAATATGGTGAAGACGCTGAATGGATAGCGTTTGGTAGTTATATCTACAATGTAAAGACTAAAGCTGAAACTGACCAAATACCCTGCCGGGAATTTAACAAGCTTAAAACTCAAGTAAATCATATACAAAGCAAAATTGATAAATTAGAATACAAAGTTAACAAAGGAGTCAACAAGGAGTAAAAAGATGATAGAAGTAATCAAACATGGAAAAACGAAATTCACGGCAACTTGTCCAAATTGCGGTTGCGAGTTCACTTATGAGATTGAAGATATAAACTTTGGGCGTATCACTTGCCCTGATTGTTTGAGCTGCGTTGCACACAAAAATTCTACAAACAATAATGGTATTTTGTATTATCCGCCGAATTGTAGAGGAGTTAACAATGAACAAACCTAAAGGCAGACCAAAAGAAGATGTACCACTCGATGTCCTACCGCCCACGCTTGATGGGTTTCTTGTAAAAATGTGTATGGAACATCCAAACGCTACAGCTACAGATATTGCAGAAATTGCTGAACAATATAATAAAAACATAAACGAACAAATTGAAAAGTTAAATCATAAACTGGAGGAATTATGAAACCACCTACAACATTATGTCCTTGCAAAGACTGCCCTGACCGCCATCCAAATTGTCATAGTGCGTGCGATGCGTATGCGCAATATTCTAATGAACGCGCACGCATATGCGAGGAGCGTCGGTTACAATGTAATGACCACTTTGCATACGTTGAAAGAGTAATAAAACATAAAAGGAGAAAGAACGGATGAAAACTGAACTAACAACGAATATTAAATGGTATTTAGCAACAGACATTAAACCCAGCGATGAGGTACATAAAATTGTAGCATTTATGACGCTTGGCTATATTACAACACTGAGTGTATGTCAAGGACACTTTAATTGCTCATACTTGGATGATGTAGGTGGTGAGAACGAGTTTATACCGGGAAAAGATATTTTGTACTGGGCGTACCTGCCTAATTCACTTACTGCCGCAGCAAATAAATACAAAAAACAACATAGCGAAGAGTAAATTCATAAAGTAATAATTTTTCGTTTTTCGAATATATTATAATGAATGACATAAATCATCAAAATAAAGGTGGTACCTGACAAGGCTAAGTCGTGGGAAATTCTTTCTTGCTCATAAAAAATCCCTATATAATCCTTTGTATCATACAGTCATAACCACTAGCCACCTTTAATATAAATGACTTATAAATATGCTGGTACCTCGTGAGGCTAAGTCGGGCAATTGTGGCTTGCACCAGCCAGCGCTAATAATAAAAACTACATTAAAAATAGAAAGGAGATTACAAACTATGGTAGAAGATATGAACTATCTTGCAACTATCATCGAAAAAGACGACGGTTTCCACGTTGTCGACCTGGACGGTAATGAAGGTCCAGTCTGCAAACTTTGCGAGGAAAATGACAAAACCATTATGCTCACTAAGAATGCTGCAAACAGAAAATATTATAGCAAGGCAAAAGCAAGACGCGAGATTGCTGAACAAGGTTGTGTTTATTTGTATTTCAAAGAAGCTAAACCCGCTGGCTCAAGCGTAACGCGTATTCCTAATGCGAAACTCATTTCTTACTTGCCGCAAGAACTCCAAGACGAGTACAATGCGATTATTGCAAGAGCAATTGAAGCAAAAGAAGCAGCAAAGAAGAAACCGATGACTGAAGCTGAGAAATTGGCGGCAAAGATTGCAAAAATGCAAGCTCAACTCGACGCAATGGTCGATGAAACTGTGGAGGAAAACTAATATGGCAAAGACTCTTGTAGATTTTATCCTTCCTGAGGATTATGACAGATACAACGAACTCCTTGATTTGGCTCAAGAAGCAAAAGCAAATGCTCCTAAGAAAGAGCGCACTCCTCGCGGTCCTTTGACCAGAGAACAAAAGATTGCTCGTAAAGCAAAATCCATTGAAGCAGCAAAGAAGAAACTCGAAGAACTTCTCGCAATGGAAGACTAATAGAAATATGGGACTGGTTACCCCACGGCCAGTCCCTTTTCTAAAACCTTTTTATAAATATATTTATATAATAAACGGAGATACCGATGGAAAACATTTTGAAAGTTGATATTGCAAAACTTAAAGTTGATGAACTAGATAAACCTCAACGCCACCAAATAGATATTGCAGATGTGTGCAAGCGCATGCAATATGCTATGTATCTTGAAAATCAAAAAAATCACCCAGAAGAATATTCTGAATTTGAACTAACACATCCTGAATTGTGTTTTAGAGGAGTACTACCTACCAAATTTACTGAACTCGACGAAAACGATAAGATTATAAAAGCTTATGAATATAAAATTGATAATAACGAAGGTTATATGAAAGATGTAACAGAAATAAGAAAAGCTGAAGAAGCCGTAAAACAAGCAGAAAAAGAATACGCTAAAATGCTAAGACAGGTGGTTACAAATGCCTAAGTGGTTATCTATTGTATTAGGCATAATATGTGCTGGCTTCTTTGTAAGTTTGCCATTGCTTTGCGCTGATTGGCGAAACTTTAGAAAGATTAAAAAGAAAAGGAAAAAGAAAGATGACAGATGAACTTAAAGGCTTTATACTTGAAGAAATAGACACATTAAATAATATAATAAATCAACGCAAAGAGTACTACGAAAAGTGTAAACTGCAATTATTTTCTATACCGAAAGAAACCGACGAGAAGATGCGAATCAATAAAACTATAAATATAACTAATAAGCTATCTTGTGTCGAGGGTGAGATTATAGCATATGACAATGTAATAAACGCATTAAATAATATACTGAATCAAGACAATCCTAATAAGCCTAAACTGGCAAAGATAATACCTTTTGTAAGGAGGAATAAAGATGATTAAAGTAAACATCCAACTTCCTATTGAGTACTATAACATATTAAGTATGTTTGGTACAATGGATGAAGTTACGGCTAGGGCCTTAGAGCTATGTGAAAATGGCGAAATATCATTAGAAACTTTGCCGCCCGTGTATGCTGATGAAACAAGTAAAACTTTTCAAGTGGTTGTAAATAATAATTACTATGAAAACTTAAGAGAAATATACGGACCAACAAGCCCGAGAGTATCTTTGCGCAAGCTATTATGCTATATTGTAGAGAACGAAGTATATAACGATTATGGGTGGCCCGTCGTTAGATTATATGATGAGCAAACTCTTCGAAAAATAAAAGCTTACAAATTAGATACAATCGGCAAAACTGCAAAGATAATTCCTTTAATAAAAGACAAAGATATTGCAAGGGAGTTAAGTAATTTTATTACAGTATTAGGAAAATTGTGAGGTAACTATGCATGAGAATATTCTTACACCGATAACAGTAACTGTACAACCAAAATATGCCGAACGGCCAGATGACCTCTGCGAAATGTTGTTAGCACCATTGTTAGATAATATAGATAAAGTTTATTCATACTTGATATACGCTGATTATACTAATAAAACATTAAAAGGTTGGACAATTAGATATTTAGTTAGTCAAGATGAGCAATATAATACTTTGGATATTACAGATGTTGTCGGACAAATATCCGCGGACATTATTAAGCATTACAACTCTGTAAAAGTTTCGTATGTTGTTGGATATAAACAGCCGCCTCTTGAAATAATTTGTGAACTGTTTGACCCGTTAATGCGTAAACTTGCAATAAAACAGCATAGACAATGGCCTAAACTTGAGTATGAAGATTTGTTGCAAACTTGTAGACTTACAATGTGCGTGTTATATACAAAAGGATATTATGTAAATAAAAGACTGTTAGAGCAATCTTTTTATAACGCAGTTTTGATACAATTGCGCAAAGAGAAAAATGCCCCGGTCATTGCTAGCTTAAATGATATAACTTTTAGTCACGAAGGACAAGACGCACTCTCAGTTGAAGATATGTTACCTGACTATAATGCTATATATGAAGAACAAGACAAAGAAGACGCTGAAGAGCATGAGCAAATTATTGCAGAAGAACGTAGTATTGTAAAAGAAATGATTGGCGATAGACAATATGACCAATTAGTACGTGAATACGGTAATAAGTGTACTACTAATCGCGGGCAACGGCAAGTCGCGCGCATTAAAGGAAAATTAAAAGAAGATAAAATTTTGAAGGAGGACTAAATGTCACATAGCAATTCATCGCTAAATTGTTTCGCTAATTGTATGGCGAAATACGAACACAATTACATCTTGCATACACCACCTTGCAAACCGTTGTCGCCTCATCTTCCTTTTGGTACAATGGCGCACGAGGTTCTTGAAAAGGCAGGCAGACTTCGTGACGAGGCTGAGGACGGTGTAGTCGACAAAGATAGTTATTATAATATTATACCAAGTGAAGTACTTTATCCAGAGCTTAAACAATATTTTGGTATAAGCAGCTGGGAAAAATACTTTAGACCTATTATCAAACAAATTGCTGAATATGAAAAAGAACTTGGACAAGATATTTTGGAACAATGCAGCCGCCTTAGAATACTTCGAGAGGTTAAATTGCAAATAACTCCGGCTGAACTTGCTAACCTGGGTTATTATGGTATTATGGAACCTCTCGTAGGCGTTGTTGACTTGTTGTTCCTTGGTACAAATTGCGCGACAATCATTGACTACAAGTTTTCAACCAAAACTAAAGGTCAAGACGAGTTCGATATGAACAGTCAGTTGCAAATATATGCGCTTCTTGTACATCATAACTATGGTATACCTTTGAGAAACATTCAAATCGGTTACATCGATATACCTAAACAAGAGTTCGGTCAACCTACATTATTGAGTAACGGTACATTGTCAAGAGCAAAGAGCCAAAACATATCACAAGAGATGTACAAGCGTGCAGTTATTGCAGTACACGGTGACGACCCTTATTATAATTGTGACGAGGGAGGCTATTATTACGACGCTTGGTGTAACTTTGCTAATAACAAATGCGCATATTTGAATACCAGATATTTAGAGCTTGATGCTTATGAGCATATTACACGAGACGTCCTTGACGCAGCAGTGATGATAGATTATATGATAAAGAACAAACTTACTTTTCTTAAAAAGTATGATAGTTATTCTTGTAAAGATTGTGAGTATTTGACAGCTTGCAAACCTTGGTTGACTGTAGGAGGTGACGAATAATGAACAAAATGAATCTTTTTAATTTTTACATAGATGATGAAGACAAAGCAAAAGCAATAGCTAAACTCGATAGACTTTGCGGTAATACAAGCAAAGGTAAACTCGCGGCATTCTTGCGTATACAAATTAAAAAGTTTAATCTTACACCCGACGAAAAGATTACTCGTGAACTGATTGAAGCAATTGACGCTGAATACGTAATGTGCAAAAATAGAAACAAAAGGAGTTCAATGTAATGCATCTTAAAGACCGTATTTCTTTGTTACAAAATTATATAACGTACATACAAGCAACGGACTCTCGCAACGAGAAAGAAGGTATAATCAATAGAATGGTGCCTGACGTAAAAGATGACTTTTATTATATTCTTGAAATTCTTGACGGCAAACACAAACTTGGTTATACTTTTGTAAATAGATACAACAAGGAAGTTCACGATATTGAGTTGATACCTAAAACATTCCGTCAATTTATCCAGCCGTTGTTTAAGCCGATAAACAATCACGATTTGAGTGAGGTATACATTTATCAATGTTGTGAAGAAGTTAATGATTACAACGACTTTATTGAGCCTATTGTAAATAGAACTCTGCGACTTGGTATAGGACGTTCAATGCTCGTCAAAGATGCTACAGCTCCGATGCTTGCTAAAAAGTATGATGGTCAAAAACTTATACCTGATGAGTACTTTATTACAGAGAAGCTTGACGGTAACCGTTGCATCGCTAAATTTATAGATGGTCAATGGACGTTCACTTCTCGCAACGGCAAGCCAATGAACGTTGACTTTAATATGGCAGGTCTTGATACAAACTTTGTATATGACGGCGAAGTACTTAGTCCTGAACAAACTTGTGCCTCAGCCAGACGCGCAAAAGGAATATATGAGCGACTTAATACAGGCGCGTTCAATGCCACATCTGGTCTTATAAACAGTAAGTCTAATAATAAAAAACTTATATACAATATTTTTGATATACAAGAATTCGGACTTCCATATCGTGATAGACGTAGAGCCTTAGACGAAATGATGTATCAAACTTATGACTGTAATAAAGATTTTCGTATTCTACCTACTTTGAAAGTGTACAACAAGATGGTTGACGACACCGGACTTAATGAGTTGCTCACCGATATTGTTAATTCAGGTGGTGAAGGTCTTATGATTAACTCAGGTAGTGGTTTATATGTACCTAAGCGCACAGACGACTTGCTTAAAGTTAAACAAGTACAGACAATCGATATGAAAGTTGTTGATACTGAGTTTGGCACTGGTAAATATGAACTCTGTGTAGGATATATTTATTGTGAAGCAAGATTGCCTAATGGCAGTAAGATAAGTTGTAAGGTAGGTACAGGTCTTAGTGATGAGCAACGTACAAGATGGGCAATGTACCCGATGGATATTATCGGCAAAATAGTTGAGGTTGCGTACTTCTCATTGTCACAAAGCAAAAATACTTATGGTACTACTCAATACTCATTGAGATTTCCACGGTTGAAGAAAGTAAGGACTGACAAAAATGAAACAAGTCCATACTGATATAATAAATAAAGCAAAGAAGAAACTCAAATCAATGTGGTGTACATCAATGGCTCTTTGCGTAATTGGTATAATTGTAGCAATATTATTTGTGATACCTGAATTACCGTGGATAATACCGCTGGTTATTCTTTGTTGTATAGACATAATAGTAATTGTAATAATGCTTCGAGCTGCGTCATTAAAGAAACGGCTTGAGGATTACGAGCAAACTCATAAAAATGATTGATTTTAATATATAATATTCGATTCTCGATTAATTATATTATAATATATCTAATCAATCCATATTATATATTAAAATTATCATATATGAGTAATAAATCAAAAAATCTTGAATATATTATAATGAAAGAAATAAAAACTTTACAGGAGAGTTTATATGGAAAACGAACAACAATTTTTAGTAATACAAATTACTGAAACTACGGATGGACGATACAATTATACTTGCGGCCCGGGAATAAGTGTTAACGAAATAGCATTTTCACTCGCAGGTTTTGCAAAAGTTCTTGTAAAAGAAAAATTTATAAAGCGGCCAAGTGAATTTGCAGCGCTACTTCGTAAGTATATTAATAGTTCTGATACAGACGAGAAGGTGGATAAAAATGAACAAAATAGAAGTTGAGGTACTTAATCCTGAAGTAATAACAAATTGTGAAAAAATGATGGTTTGCGCAGCAAGACTTACACAAGGCGGCCATAAAATTAAAAACTTAAATGATTTTATGGAGTTGTACAACAAATCGTACAAAGAGTCTACTGCAATAACTATGCGCAATTTACCGCATCCAACAATACAAAAGTTTGGAGTTATAAATGTAGTAGTTGTTGGTGCATCGCGTAGATTTTTAATGCAAATAACGCGACATCAAAATGAAGTAAAGTTTATGTCGGCATCTTGTCAATATAGTGATTATAGAGACGACGCAGATTTTGTAGTACCGTATAACTTGCTCGATAAAGACAACCCGTTGCGTGAAGTAAATTATCACGAATACCTTAATAGTTGTGCTGACGGTATGGCAAGATACAATCAACTGATATGTGATGGTGTTGACCATGACGAAGCCGCGTATGTTCTTCCGCAAGGACTGCGTAATGTTTTGATTATAAGCGCAACGCCCTATCAATGGGCGCATATGATAAAGCAACGTATTTGTAGGCGCAACACATTAGAAACTCGATATGTAATGCTTAAAATATGGGAAAAATTACGTAATTACAATAAAATATTGTTTGACCTAAACTGCGCGCCAGATTGTTGGAAAGGAAAATGCCCTGAAGGTAAATTTTGTTGTGGAAAAGCATATACATTGCTTGATACACCGCACGATATATTAGCATCTGATTTTAATAAAATAAAGGAGAGTAACAATGACACAAGAAAAGTTTAACGTATTTGCAAAAAACTTTGTTAAGAAAACAACAAGCGTGCTCTATGCCAAAGGTAAAAGTTATGCGCTTAACCGTAATGACAGGCTTGAACATTTTAAGCGAGCGGCTGAGTATCTTAGTACAACTCCAAAAGAAGCATGCCTTGCTCAGTTAACAAAGCACCTTATATCTATCCGTGATATGGTGTGCACGAGAAGACCTTACAGTGACAAAGAAACCGTTGAATTTTCACCTGAACAATGGGATGAAAAAATCGGCGACGCAATTAATTATCTTGTACTTTTAAGAGCTTTGGTTATTGACGAGGAGATTAGCAATGTCACAAATGATTAAAGGTTATCTTGAAGATGCCGGAGTTGATATTATTCTTGACTACGATATAACTTTTAAGGCTCATTCTACTACAGTAGTACCTCTTGAAGCAGAAGCAGATGTTTTAGAAGATACTTGCGGAATGCTTATTGAAAGAACGTCTGCTGCAAAACAAGGAATAATTATATCACATTGTCCTGTTGATGCAAATTATACTGGAGAAATACGTGCAATAGTGCACAACTTGTCTGACAACGATATAACTTTTCCGGCGGGCATGGCGTTTTGTCAGTACGTTATTGTAAGAATTGAAACTTTAAGAAATATTCCTTGCAAAAAACAAGGTAAACGAGGCGATTCAGCCTTTGGACAAACAGATAAATAATTGGAGGCAATAATGGAATATGACAATTTTGTAACTCATAGCATTGATATGTATATGGGCAAGCCAAAATCAGGCAAGACGCTCATTGCAGCATCATATCCAAAACCTTTATTGTACGTATCAATCGGTAATGACGGTGGCGGTCGAGTCATTATGACTAAATATCGTAGTGACGTGGAAAAAGGACTTATTAAAGTTAAAAATCTTCGCAACGATATGCCTGTAGGTGGCAAGATTAAAGAAACATCTTGTGACAAACTTGCAAAATTGTTGAGAGATTTGCGTGACCCTAATGCAGATAAGTTCAAGACAATCGTTATCGATACTTTTGCAGCATTACAAGATGACTATAAAGTTTATCTTGAAACTACAAAAGGTGGCAAAGCATTGTCAATGCAAGAATGGGGTGATGTTGCAAAGATGGTTCTCAGTTTGAAAGACAATATGAAACGTTTTTCGGAAGAGCAACACGTAACCTTTGTATGGATAACTCACACGAGTGAGCAAGAACTTACTGAAACCTCAGGTCTTAATAAAGAGATACGTATTATACCTGACCTTACAATTAAGACAGGTATTAAATGTATGAAGGACGCAAGCAATATTTTCTATTGTTGTAGAAAAACTTGTCTTAATGACAAAGGTGAAAAAGAAGTAAAGTTCCTTACATATGTTGGTCCACATCCGTTGATGGATACGGGTACAAGAGACATGCTCCTTGAAACTGGCGAGTTTATTGAGGACTTTAATTATGACAAGTGGCAAGCATTGATTAAAGCAGGCGTACTTGACGAAACAAAAGTATTAACCCCTGAAGTTGATACAGCAACTGAAACAAAAGATGATGAAACATCTGAAAACTAAAAAAATTATAAAAGGAGAACAAAACAATGATTGAAAAGTTTAGTGATTATGAAAGCGTAGGTTTTCTTAGCAAAGAAGGTGACTTCGATTTTGAAGTTAAAAGCGCAGAGCTTACTGAAAGCAAGAGAGGCTCTTTAATGGTGAAACTTGAAGTTGAAAGTAAACAAGCTGGTAAATCAACTCTGTATCACACACTTGACCCAAAGGCAAGATGGTCGTACAATAACTTGATTAAAGCTTGCTTGCATGACCAACTTGATACGCCTGAAAAGGTTGAGGCCTTTGAACTTGACTATGAGACGATTCACAATGAACTCGTAGGTAAACATTTTATAGGTCACGTTGAGATTGAAAGTTATACGAAAGAAGTTAAAGTTCCTCTCGATGATGGCACATTTGATACAACCGAGGAAACTGTAGACACTTACAAAATTAAGTCTTACAAGCCCGTTGTATAACCCTCCTGACGACCACGAGTAAGTCATTAAACTGCACGCACTTTTCCGTTCCCGGTTAAGTGAACGAACCGCGTGATACGCTATATGCTAGTATCACCAATGTGAGCCCGACTATTAGCCCGGCTCATATTTGCTCAAGTAATCCAACGGCAGAGATAACGGACTTAAAATCCGTAAAGTACGAGTTCGAATCTCGTCTTGAGCACCATAATAAAACAACGGAGGCAACAATGGCACAGACTGAAAGAGAACGCAAGGTACAAGAACGAATATTAGCGACAGTAAGAAAATACGGCGGTTATGTTTACAAAAATGCACAGAATATGTATACAGAAAAAGGCAGGCCTGACTTAACAGCGTGTATACCCGCTAAGCTTTCTAAACTTATAGAGATGTTTGGCGAGGATGCTATAGTAGGACTATTTGTAGGATTAGAAGTTAAGCGTGATTGCGACCATGGTTATGGTACGACAGAAGCGCAAGAAGTAGTAGGTCGTAAAATTAAGAAGGCAAATGGACTGTGGCTTTCAATAGATGACCCTCTTGTAGTAGAAGCCTTAATGATTAAACTTAAAGGAGACGATGATGTTATACAGTGACTACTTAGAAAATAGAAAGCCGTACCAAGAATACGGCTATTGGTTTTTATTGGAACGTAAACATGCTTGTCTATTTTACAAACCGGGCAAAGGCAAGACTTACCCTTGCGTAGACGCCATACGAGATGTCGATAAAGCACTTGACGGCAAAGCAAGAGTCCTTATTTTGTCAACAGCAGATGCTGTGAAAAATATGTGGAATGCTGAAATAGAGCCGCAAAGAATATTACCTAAAAATACGGTTATTATGAGTTTTACTTCTGCTATACAAGATAAGACTAAACCGAAACTTTTAGGTATATTGTGGGACGTAATAGTGATTGATGAGTGCCATAAAATTAAATCGCATAACTCACAAATAAGTAAGCTTGTCTTTATGTTATCAAGAAAGGCGACTTACGTATGGGGCTTGAGTGGTACGCCTCGCGGAAATAATGACCTTGATATATTTTGTCAATTTCATAATATGCACATAAGTGAATGGGGTGATATTAAGTACACACAATTTGTGCAACAATGTTGCATACTTGATAACAAGTTTTTTGGCGGTCATATGATACAACAACCTATTGGTATTAAAGAACAATATCAGCCCGGTTGGCAACGTAACATTGCAATGTATACACAAAGAGTTGAGTATGACGAAGATGACAATATGCCTAATCTTAATGTTAATGTTGTCAAATTGCCTTATACTCCTACAAAAGAATATTTGCAAGCTGAGCAAGGCGTAGTTAGTATAGGTGATTACGAAACAACTATGACTAAACTTGCAGCGATTACAAAATTGCATCAAGCCGTAAATGGTTTCTTATATCTGACTGACGAAGTGGAAGCAAAGAGAGAAGTTTGGCATATTGAAAGAAACAAGAAACTTGACTGGTTGAATGACCATCTTACTGACGAACCGACAGTTATTGTATACAGGTTTGCAGAAGATTTGAATGAACTCAAACACGAGTTTGGCCTTGCAAAATGGACTGAAAACATTGATGACTTTAAGTCCGGTAAAGCAAATTTGTTGTTCTTGCAATGTTCAAGATGTGAATCATTCAACTTGCAAATGTGCCGTAGAATTATATTTTATACACTTGATTATAGTTATATTAAATATAATCAAATGTTACATAGAGTATGGCGTATGGGACAAGATAAACCTGTACAAATAGATATACTTATATTTGATAATACAGTAGAATCTAACATTTGGAAAGCTGTAGAAAACAAAGAGAAAATGGCAGACTTGTTTATGTCAATAAAAGGAGCAATTTAATGGACGAGAATTTGGCAAGACTTAATAAAATCTATCCTAACGGGCAATATGTGTTGATTCCGGCATATAATCCAGACCTTTGGAAGGACAGAGAATACGATAGCTCATTGGATAACAAAGCTGCACTCAATAAATGGAAAACTAAACCACTATCTTATGCTGAAGCTCAACAATATGTAGCAGAAGGTAAGCGCATAGGATGGGTTATACCGCAAGGTATGGTGGTAGTTGATATTGATAACATTGATGACCCGCGCTCGCAAGAATATCTTGAAAAATTGTTACAAAAATGGGAAGTAAAATACTCATATAATTATACAAGTCGTGGAATGCATATTTTACTTAAAGACCCTTCTGAGAAGATTAAGTCTGAAAGTCATATAAAGTGTGCATTAAATATAACAATAGATACTCGTGCTAATGGCACGGGTTATATTATTCTTCCTTGTAATGACCCACATAGAGCTTGGGGCGAATGGAACGACTATGTTGAGGAAATACCGTATTTTCTTATTCCTGCACTAAAAGATGATACTCCGCCTTTTATAGGAATGGTTAATGGCGACGGCCGAAATGATGTGTTATTCAAGTGGCGTACTAAACTTGAAATAACTCATAAATTTACAGAAAAGCAAATTGAAAATAGTATTCGAGCTATTAATGAATATATTTTTGATGAGCCTATGGCAAACAATGAGTTATTCAAAACTGTACTTCGTTCACGCGAAAAAGAAGCTAAACCGAACGCCGCGGAAAAACAAAACATATATAATGAGCTTGCAGATAAACTTATCGGACAAAATGATATTATTTCATTTTATGATAACTTTTATAGTTTTAATGGAATATATTATAAACCGTTAAACGAAATAGAAGTTGAAAAACTTATCCATTATGAGCTTAGTAAAAATATTCCCAAAGCAGGGCGTAGAGAAATAATTGAGTTTATAAAAATAAAAACGCAAGTTAGACCTGAGGACTTTGATAAAGACTGGTATAAGATAGCTTGCAAAAATGGTATACTTAATCTTGTTACTGGCGAGTTAGAAGCGCCAAATAAAAGTGATATAAATACAATTTTTATACCACACGAATACAATCCTGACCCGGTATATTCACCACGTATTGATAACTTTATGTGTGATATAACTGGCAACGACCCTATTAAGATGCAGTTCTTGTATCAAATTGCGGGTTATTGCTTGTTAAAGAAAAACTTATTTGAAAAGTTTTTTATTATACAAGGTGAAGGCGGCACGGGTAAATCGACATATCAAAAACTTTTGCAAAGAATGGTTGGTGACCATAACTGTGCTCACGTTGGTTTGGCAGAACTCGACAAAGACTATTATCTTGCAAACTTAGTATCAAAGTTACTTAATCTTGATGACGACGTTGTTGATGGAAAGTTTCTTGAAAATACAGGTAGGTTTAAGTCTATAGTATCTGGCAATATGATTTCAGTTAGACAAATATATGCGGCAGTTATGGACTTTGTACCATATTCAACTCTTGTGTTTAATTGTAATAAGTTGCCAAAGATTATGGATAAAACATCCGGCTTATACCGTAGACTTATTCTTGTTGAACTTAACGAAAAGATTAGTAATCCAGACCCGTTGTTTGATACAAAAATAACCGAGGAAGATATGGAATATTTTTTGTATAAAGCAGTTGAAGGTATTAAAATGGCAATCGAAGAAGGTAAGTTTAAGGTTACACAAAGTGACGCAAGATTACTTGATGTATTTAGACGTCGTCAAAGCCCTCTTAATGAATGGCTTTATGAAAACGATATTCGTCTCGGTGATTTGCACAATAAACGTTGTATGAGTTTATATCGGCAATTTGTTGAATGGTGTGGAAACAATGGTTATAGCAAACCTTGCACAAACTTTACATTCAAAGAAGATATTTGTACTTTGTTCGATGTTGAGCAATCATATGAGCAAATTGGTGAAACAAAAGGCACGACACAAGTGTTTTACAAACGAGGTGACTTTGACCCCGATTATAAGCCATTTTAAGGAGAGACTATGAATAAATTAAGATTTTTTGACTTTGAGGTTTTTCCTCATTGGTGGTGCTGTGTATTTGGCGATATGCCAGAAGATATGCAGTTCGATGAAGATATAAAACAAGATTTTGTGTTTGTATCTAGCGATGATGCCAAGTGTAGAGAACAGTTGATAAACTTAATGCGTGAAGAAAATATTTGCAACGTTGGTTATAATATTAAGCATTATGACTTAATGATTGCAAATGCAATATATCAAGGTTTTACGCCTGAGCAAGTTAAGATTGTTAACGATATAATAATTAGACCCGACTTAGCATATAGTACAAAAGAGCATATTAGATTACAGCCTTTTGCTAACAGAAAATTAGCCGGTATAACTTATCAAGACCTTCGAGATGACGATGACAAAAGTATGTCGCTTAAAGAAAAAGAAGCTATTCTTGGACTTAATATATTGGAAACATCTATTCCATTTGATAAAGAAGACTTGTCAAACGAAGATAAGATGGAAATACTATATTATTGCAATCAAGACGTGTATGCTTCAATGAGACATTACAAAGAGGTTATTCACGAGTATACAATGACTAAAAAGGCACTCGGTGATAAATATGATATTCCTGAAAAAACATGGAGGATGAGTACTAACGCATCGCTTATTTCGAAAGTGCTCGGAGCAAAGCGCATGCATTTTGCTGACGAAGAAAAAATAGAAATAAGCTTACCAACAAAAATCGAGGCTTATTGCAAACAAAATGTACCGGCACAAATATTAAATAAGTTGTTAACTTCTCAAGAGAACTGGGAAGTTAAAGCGTTTGGTAATATTGTAAGCTATGGCAACGGTGGTATTCATAGTGTATATGATACAAATAGAAAAGACACACAGGCTTTGTATGTAGAAAGCGATGGAGAGTATTGTTTAGTAAACGTTGACGCAGCTTCTTATTATCCATCAATGCTTATACAATTTGATTGCCTTAGCCGAACAGTTGAAGATAAACAGAAGTTTATCGATATATACAATGAGCGTATTGCAATCAAACATAAAGCTAATCCTACAAAAGAGGACGAGCAAGTGCAAAAAGCTCTCAAACTTGTTTTGAATACAGCATACGGTGCGTCAGGTAATAAGTACCTCGATATGTATGACCCGTATATGTGCTCGCGTTGCTGCCGACTTGGTCAAATCTTTTTGACTGCGCTCGCATGCAAGATATACAATGCTATAGTAAGTGCTCGAATTATCCAAACAAATACTGATGGTATCTTGGTTTATATTAATCGTAATGATTTAGATAAACTCCAAAAATGTATGGATGAATGGACTGCGGTATCTGATATTGGTATGGATAGAGACGAGGTTGCAAAAATATGGCAACGTGATGTTAACAACTATTTGTTAGTTAAAACAAGTGGTAAAATTAAACGTAAAGGCGCATGGCTTATGGATGATTTTCATAGACCTGGCACTGTTAAATATGGCCCGCTTGATGCATTTGTTTGTTCTAAAGCTGCAACAAAATACTTGGTTGAGGGTATTGACCCGACCGTAACATTGGTACAATGTAAAAATCTTAATGACTTCGCAATAACTTGTAAAAAAGGTCCGACTTATTTTAAGGTTGTACAAAGATTTGCTGATGGTCATGAAGAGGAGCTTTTCAAATGTAATCGTGTTATTGCAACAAAAGATGAGTCTCTTGGAAAGTTATACAAAGTTAAACGTTATAAAGGTACTATATCTTATGGTGCAATGCCTGATACTCCAGATAATTGTTTAGTAGTTAATGAGGCATTAAATACTTACGATTTTAAGGAAATCAAAAAGCATTTAGATTATACTTATTATCTACAGCGAGTTGCAAATATGTTAGATATTCAGTGGAAAGAATTATACCATAATGATTTGATTGATAATAATCAATTTATATATGAATAATGAATTTTAATATATAATAGATGATAATTAGAATCAATCTTGAATAATCTATCGAGAAATAAATATTATATATTAAAACAAAGGAGTTAATATGACTATAATAACTGACACATATATACCGTATGAATTTCCTAATAGAATAGAGTGCTTAAAGCATATTGAGCAACGTTGCCACGGAATAAAAAAATCATTACGGTTCATAGAAATGGATAACGAGCACCTCGATTTGAGATGCCCGCTATCAGGAGACTACATCACCGTAGTAGGTGAACAAGAAGATTTAGACTGGTTACATGCTGAGCTTACAAAGCGGCGATGGTACAGGACTAATTAAAGCCTTTCTTATTGCCTGTAGCTCTAAATACATTTTTGATTCGTAAGCTTCTAAGTGTTTGGAATGCTGTTTCTGTTTCAGCATAATATTTGCCATCGCTTGAAGTATATATATAAATCTTAGCAATTTCAGCGTTATCTTCCATTATACGGGAGATAACGTTATTTTTTTGCTTTGCAGTCATTTTACTGTAAGTAAGCTCAACATACTTTCCAGTTTTTTCATCTTTTACTTTATACTTCTTTCTATTAGCTTTTAGCTCAGCTAAGTCAGCACTATTTAGTTGTCCGTAATATTCGTTAAGTTTAGATACTTGCACAGGAGTAAAGGATTTTATATTGCTATAATTTCCAGTCAATTGACCTTTATTCACTCCGCTAAGAATTGCTTCTTTTTCTATATCACTAACAGAATACGGATAAACTTTAATTGGCAGCGCGCTATTAGCAGCTTTTTGGAATATTCCCCACCAGCCGCTACCATACTGGTATTTCAATTCACCAGTATATACGTCATATTGCTTAGGATATGCGTATGCAATGCCGGGTACTGTTTGCACGACTTTGCGCTCGAGCATACCAAGAAAGCCTTTGCTGTACTTAACTTTATGATTGTACGTAGCATTATTTATAACCTTTAAGAAGTTAGGTATGAACGAAGACAATGTGTTGTCTGTCATGTCTACAAGTATATCACTGAAAGTTTGGGTATAGCTAATAGTATTGTACAAATCGCTGAATGTACTATCTAAGAACACTTGGTCGAGGAATGACCCTGCACAGCGCATGAATATGTCAAAGCCTCTATCGCCTTGAGATTTCGCAATAATTCCATCGTCAGCAAAGAAATTAGCAAATACCATACCAAGCAGAATACCTTGTGTACCAAATAATTGACTTATATCAATATACACATTTCCTACACGCAGTTTTATCTTATCGTCTTCTTCATCTATACCTGCTACACCAAAGCCGGTAAGAAGTGCGCCGATGATAAAGCCTATAGTACCGATAGTGCCTTTGCCAATGTTGCGTTTTACAATATATCCAGCAAATCGTTCTGAAGGGCCCATTCCCTTGGCCGCGTCTTCGCTCATTTTTGCAATCTTCTTCTCAAGCTTAGCGTAATCAAAAATAGCTTTAGCAAGACCGAGAGGTGTATAGTTAAGGCCTTCCTTAAACCAGTTCCAACCAGAGACAGCGAACGGGAATAACTGCTTCCAAATAAAATACCCGCCTTCAGTCGTATATTGTCGTATTGTCTTTTCAACTGCGCTAAAGGCATTTGTTTTGTGCATGTAATCCCAAGCAGCCATCTTATAAGCATCAACAATATGCGCTTGTACTTCTTTTGTTATACCTTTTGTAAGATTCACGTCGTCTTCAGTAAGTATTTTACCGAGGTAACTTGTAAAAGCTTTTTTAACCCACGGGTCATCACTTATTGCTTTATAAATGATTTTATTCCACATATTCAACCCAGAAGCATCGTCACCAGCTTTACTAAGTTTTTTCCACCAGCCAGGTACTCTAAACGATTCATCATTAAATATCTCACTTTGTATAGATGCTACTATCATTTGCGCAAGATTCTCATTAGCTTTTGCAGTTCTTGTGAAATCTCCAGCTGTATATTTATTAATAGACTCAGAAATCATATCATAAAAACCGCTGTCCAAAATATAATCATCTATGAACGTTCTAGCGTTATCCGCAATAACTGTTCCAGTAATCTGATATTGACCGTACATTGTTCTACGAATATTTACTTTATCGGCGACATTTTGTTTGTATTCTAAATCAGCGACACGATATTCATGGTCTAATTGCAAAGCAGCCTTAGTATCTTGTAACTTTTGCAATAACTTAGAGTCATATCTAGCTTTAACTGCTGCAATAACACTTCTAGCAAAATTATTTTGTGCAGTAATTTGTTTGTCAATGCGCTGCATTGTAAGCTCGTAGTTATTGTCTAGCGCTTCTTGCGATGTTAATTTTCCATTGTAACCAAATTGATTTTCTGCAAAATGTACATTTGCTTTTTGTGTATCGGTTAAGTTACGAGTTGGCCGCGGTTCAACTTTAGTTTTGCTAAATTTATTTTCTGCTTTTTGCAACAGCTTAAACGTAGCATCACCGATTACTGCGCTGGCTTTATTAGCCACAGTAATCATACAGTTAGACGTAATATTTCTTAACCAAGTACCGGGCGAACTAAGCATTGCCATACGTTGGAATTTCCAAAGTTGATTAAACACTGAAAATTTGTGCGTATCTTTATACTTCGTTAAACCTTCATCATACATTTTCTGGAATATTTTTTTGAGAGCTGCAATATTTTCGAGCGTGGCTGATTTTACATCTGCTTCATTCATTTTAGCAAAGTCTCTATTTGAGAATTTACTTGTTAAGTCTGCAAGCTCGTTTAGAGTTTCTTCAGAAAAATCTATATTTACTTCGGTACTTAATTTTTTTATGATATACTCTGCAGGCTTAAACTCTTCCAAAACTTGCTTAGAAATTGACATTTCAGTACCAGCAGCACTAGCCCTAGTAAATACCATGTCTGCAATAGCTTTCATTTCATCAGACGTTAATTGGAATTGAGCATATTCACCTTCTGCATTTCTATAGATATACGCTAAAGTATACAACCTTACAGCAGTATACGTTGTGACAGTTTCTGTATTAGTACTATCAGCTATAACTGTAGAATTCTTAAAGAAGGAAACTAATTCTTTAGCTTCTGCGTTAGTCATAGATGCCAATGTTTCTGCGTTGTCTTCTGTGAATTTAGCAAGAGATTTTATAGTATGCTGCTGCCCTTCGGTAGTTAAGTACTTGACTTTAGTATCAGCGAGCTTATCAAAGTTTGTGCTGAGTAGAACATTGAGTTTGCCAGGCACAGCCGTTTCACTTACAATCGCAATTTCTACATTATTGCGTACTTTTGCATATACTAATTTAGCTTGAGCTTTGGCTGCTTTTGTAGCTTCACGCTCAGCTTTAACCTTAGCTTTAAGTCCTTTGATAGTTTCTTTAGCTTTGGCCAAAGCGTCTTCAGCTGTTAAAAAACGTTGACGAGCAGTTTTAATAGTATAAGCTTTTGTAGCTAACTCTTCAAAAAGTTCTTCGAGCTGCAATACTTTCTCGATAGATATTGCTTTAGTTTTTCCATCACCAATATCTTCGCGAGGTAAAATGTATGACCCATTATCATTATAAACTAGCTCAGGATATTCGTCAGTAAGAACTTTAAGTTCATCTGGGGTGAGCAATCGTTTAATCTTATCTGCAAGATATTTTACATGTTGAACAACTTTGTAGCGAGGTCTAACCGCTGTACCACCTTTAGCATCAACAAGTTGTTCTGCTATTTGGGTACGCATTTCAGCAAAGTCAGCACCCGCAGAATACTCATAAGTAAGGTATGTGGCATTAAGGTCATCATCACTCATGTCCGCAATTTCTTGTCTTAACGGGCTTATCCAGTTACCATTTTCATCTGTTTCACTGCTTAAAGTTTTTTGGATAAGTTTTATATCTTTAAGTAGCGTGTCTTTTGAAGAGTCTTGTAATTTTGCAATATACTCATTTCGTTTATTTTCAAATACCAAGTTCTCACGTTCTTCTCTTGAAGTATTAGCGATTTCATTAAACCACACTTCGCCAAGTTCATGACTCATTTCAGCATTAACATCTGCAATAGTTTCGCTTAAACTTCTTGAACCACCGTCTTTGCTATCAGACTCTGCATCAAGTGAGATAGATGAGTCTCTAAGTTTTTGATTTATTGCTAATGAGCGCGCCCACGAAGCAACGGCCGCGGCTGATTGTATAGTGCCATCGAAGTTGTTGAGTAATGCAATACGCATAGCATTAGTATCTACAGTTATGGAACGTCTGCCAGCCATTTCATAACCATTCAATACTTGCTCATATCTGGCCTTAAATTGAGGTATATTGTTAAGTTTAGCCACGACAGTCATTAAATCTTTAGGTGACATTGGTTTAACTAAACCTTCAACTAACCCTAGCTTCTCTGCTAAGTCAGGTTCATTAGCAATTAATTGTCTTATTGCAGAACGAGCAGCATAAAGTATTGCAGCACCCTTTGTCGCCATAGCTTCAAGCTCAGTGGCAGTTTTAATATAATTATTTTTGAACCAGTACTTGTTAATTAAGTTAACCGTGTTCTTTACTTTAGGCGTTAATTGTTCGTAAGACCTCATGTATTCAAGAATATCAGAAACAGTACGCATTTTGCCGTCTTTAATTCTGTTCATAAATTCAGGGTCCAAATCACCTTCAATACCGGTAGTAGCAATAATCATGTCTTTAACACGCGTATCAGTAAGAACATAAGGTTTGCCTTCTTTATTAGCTGCATCCCATAAATATTTCATATTACTTTGAGAAGCCTCTTCTTTATACGTAAATGAACGACCTTCACTCTTTACGCGCTTGGTTTTGCCTGCCTTCTGGTTCATAGCTTGACCAAATTCTTCACCAGTAAGTTTTGGTTCATCTTCTGTGCTAGACTCAGTAGTTTTTTTAATTTTTGCTTGTTTATAAATTGCTTTACCCTGTTTTTTAGAAGTATCGACAGTATATTTTGTACCCCACGGCATTGTTAGTTCAACAGTATTTCCGGTTATTTTAACTACCACGGGCATCATGTATTGCTGAATCAAATCATCAAAAGCAAATCCTCTAGCTTCTGCTTCACCTAAGCAATTAAAGTAAATGAACAATGATACCATATCAAGTTCAGACGATGGAACAAAGTCATTAGCATACATCGTATTAAAAAATTCTTGCGAAAATATATCCGGCACATAATTTCTAAATTCTTTAAGAAGCTCTGCCTGAGTATTTTTATCCATATACTGTGTAATTATGTCAGGATTGAAGCCTTGACTTAAACCGTTATGGTCTTGCACAGCGTGAGTATATTCATGCAATACAGTCGCTAAAATAGTATCTAATCTTGCAGATACATTTACAACAATAGTATCAGTGTCAATATCAAAATATCCGCCCTCTCCTCTGTGCATAACTTTACCAACTACCTTAATATTTTTTAAGTCTGTAGTCATTAAATCGTTATCAATAAATTCGGTTATACTTACAGGAGTACTTCCTCGCAATTTGTCTATTGTTGCTTTATCTTCATCTCTTACAGCTTCATCAGGTTTATAATTTTTACTCTTAATGTAATCTTTTGCTTGCTGACGATTAGCTAAAGTTTCGTCTACAAGAGCCTGTAATTTAGTGATAGCATCTTTTACTAGCAATTTGTCAGCATATAATACTTTCATTAAAACTACTCGGCCATCAGTAGTATGAGCTATATAATAATCAGGAAGGTCTATTATTTCGTCTGATATACCATTTTCATACTTTAATGATTTATCTGACTTAAAATTATGATTAAGTAAGTCAGAAATATAATATTCTACTGAACTGGATGTAAACTCGCCATATATTTCAGATATTTTTTCTCTGGTGGGTTCATCGAGTAAACTTATATCTTGTACAATATCATTTATAGTAAGACTTCCTCTAACCTCTCGTGGAATATCAGTCATACCTAATTTATACAATAATATTTCGCCTGCTTTACCGAGGCTATCAAAACTCTGTGCTTCTATAGGAGCATATGATGTAAATTTTTGTTTAACAGAAGTATCTTCATTTTGGAATTCTCTTTCCAAAAATACATCAGTAACTATATCTGTTGCAACGTACTCAGGAGCTGCGCCAAGTGTATAATCAACTGAAAATCGTTTAGATATATCTGGTTCATTTACATCATATTCAAATTGAAGTTTATATCCAGAAAAATCTAAGAATTCTTGTTGATAATACGCTACTGGGTCGCCATCAAAATCAGTTTCAATAGTTTCTCTGAGACTTTCGTTTTTAGGCAAAATTGATACTTGGTCAATAGTGTCTAAACCCATAACCGTCATAAATGCATTAAATGTTCTGCCTAAGCTTGTAGTATTATCTGCATATATGATATTATTATATTCATTAGTTACATATTTTTTATAACCAACTAAACGTTGCAATTCTAATAAAGCAGTCTTTGAATAGTTTCTACCATTTCCAAAATTGCCAAGCTTAAACTTCGAAAGCAAACTTGTATAAGCATCAGAGTTAATTTTGTTTACAACTAAATTAAGCGCATCTGTAAACAAAGTTATATCTTTTGAAGTAGGAATAAATTGTTCGTTCTCCGCGCGAGTTACCCAATCTAATTCCATACGTTTAGTATAGATATAATCTTTTTGGTTTTTAGTAAATATAGACAAAGTTCTATAACCTAAATCACCGCTATTAATATAATATACTAACAATGCTTTAGCAATATTATCACGCGCAACCGTAAAGGTCATTTTATAAATCGAATCTTGAGCATTGTTACGGTTAATATTATCCATTATAATGTCAGATTTATTAATTAAATCAACAATTTTGCTAATATTATCTCGCGATAAAAGCATATTGATAAAGCTATTATCAAAATACAATGCTCGTAGTGCTTGCTCAGTAGTTACAGTTGTGTCATTCTTAAATTCAGAGTATATGTCTGTAATAAGGCTAAGTGTATTTTTAAGCTGAGGAGTAGCTATAAGTACTTCTACAAGTTTTTGTTCTGCTACAGTACGGAACACTTCGTTAGTTGAACAATTTCGTATAATATTACGAGGTGCTACCAAAGTTTTAGAATCTTCATCTTGTGCTACATTTACACCATCTTCAGCAGTAACCACTTGTCTAAAATTACCGTTATTAAGAATATCACTTACGGCTTTAATTTCAGCAATAGTAGAATTATCTTCAGCAGTTCTTTGAGCAACGGGTTTTTCTGTAAGTTCTTTAAGTTGTTGCTCAGCAGATTTTTTAGTAAAAATATCCTTAATTTTAGTTATTTTACTCTCCTTTAATTGTTTTTTGAAAGTAGGGTTGCCTTCTACCTTAAAATCTACTTTAAGATTATTTATTTGCTCAATAACTTCATTTGCCGCGCGCTCTGATAAAATCTTACTAGAATCCTTAGTTATAGTCAAGGCGGCATCTGCAGCAATTTCTTTGCCGTGAATAATATCGTCTACCTGCATCGCAGTTATACCAAGTTTATCTGCGACTTCTTGACGCAATGCTGCATTTGTTCTTATAGCTAAAATAAGTTCTCTGAAAGAATTAGTCTTTTCAACTTTTGCTTTAGCTGAGCCTGCTACCTTAGAACTTACAAAAGTTTTTAATTCTGTAAACTTAGAAATTATAGCATCAGCATTTTTATTAATTTCAGCATAAGAGTCTGTACTAATTACATTTATTGCAACCGCATTTTCACTAATAGCATTAAGCAACTGGGCAGCTCTATTATAGCGTTCTTCGCCAAGACTACCAAAAACATCAGTTATAGTTTTAAGAGTTGTATAAACACCACCCATTAAACGGGTACGCTCTTGCACTGTCAATGATTTATCATATATTACTTGAGACAAGTCTTGCGACAAAGTCTCTATATTGTAATAATATTTGTATGATGCAAATTTACCAAGCTTCTTAGTTTTTATCTCGCCTTTCTTATCGTACTTAATATCACCTTGTTTATTAGTTTTTGCAATACCTGTATCAAAGCGCTTAGTGGTCATAATTCTAAAACCGCTTCCTGCTAATGACATAACAGCGCCCATCATAAAGGCATCTGTCATAGTTTGCAAATTCCATTCAGACAAGTATTTATAATTTTCATCCATTAAACCAAAAGCTTGGTTAATAAGATAATTACTCCAATCTTGCAAAACTTCTTCTGTACCTTCTTGGAGGGCGTCTTTAGCAAGACGAGCATATACATTACCAGCACCTTTAGGAATAGCTATTTTGTTATAGCCATACATCATACTATCAACCATTGTTGAGCCGAGGGCTTTATCAAGTCCAGTTTCAATAGCAGATTCTACTGCAGCCCTAAGTGATGCATTAAGTATTAATTCTGCAGTAGGACGGCTAGCTAAATTAGGATTTTGGAACAACTCGCTCATATTCCCGGCTGCCATAGATGTATAAAACATAAAATGAGAAGCTCGTGATACCATAGACGCCAGCTTACTTCCGGCGCCAAATATACCAACACCTGTAGCACTTAGAAGCCAAGCAACTGCCATATTGCCAAGAGAATCAAAGACAGAATAGATATACTTTGCAGCATTATTAATATATTCGCCTGTTTCAGGGTCCATAAGTAAATCTGCAAAATCGCTTTCAATGTCTGTGACATAACCCACCGGCGTGGCCATTCTTGCTCTAAAGGCATCCATAAAAACTTTACCTTTATCAGTATAAATATCAGTTCCAGCTGCTGCCTTAAATCCGTCGTATATGCCTGTAAATAAATTTTGGATATCTCCTACAAAAGAAGCCACGCCATGAACAAAGCCGCCTACAGCCGGAACAATGGTAGAATGTCCAAATTCCTTGAGCTTTTCTAGCGAACTTTTTGTATTTGAAGCTTCAGCCTCAAGATATTTGTTTTCACGCTCATTGGCAATATCTAGCAATAAATTTTTAGTATACTCGTAATCAGTAGTTTCATATTCTTCAGTACGATATAATGGTTTACCTGTGGTAGGGTCGGTGCGTTGATAAGTACCTTGCTCATCGCTGTGCGCCATATCCGGTACTTCTCGTTTCTTAGTTACTTTAGTTACGGCATCACCCATAACATCATTTGCTAACGCAAGTAAACGTTCATCGGACGTAAGAAAGTCCGACTTGTAGGTGGACTGCAAATCGGACAATTTTTTACCTTTCTTTCCATATTCGTCTAATACTGTTAAGTATTGCGGCAGGCGTTGTGATGCAGCGAAGGTATTCCAATCGTCGCCGTATTTAGTGACTATCGGATTACTGGCGTAACGTTGCTTTAATAACTCATATGGGTTAAGAGACTGTTTTGTTACCTTAATATTCATAGTTTATACTCCTTCACGACTCTTCGTCGATATTTTGAATATCTTTATTATATATCGATTTTAATATATAATAGAATGATTTTATAATAATTATTGATTAATCCATCGAGATTCTAATATTATATATTAAAATCCTTGGTCAATTTGAGCTTGGCGTTTTTCGTATTGCAATTTATTTACCATTGCTGTAACTGCCCTTAAGTATTCGTTTTGTGCGGCTTTTTTATAAGCTTTTTCACGTTCTTCAGCGTTTGTACTATCCTCTAGATTACCTAATCCAGCAGCAATACCCGCAAGACCTGCACCTGCAATAGCAGTGCCTGCTGCAGTTGCCGTGCCAAAACTCGCAGTTGTAACAACTGCACCGGCAACAATAGCAAGTGCACTTACTGCAATAGCTAATCCGCCATCTCTTTTGGCATCTTTTGCATCTTGATGAGCTTGCTTAGCTTCATTTACATATTGAGAGACTTGCCAACGAATATCTTTCCAATTAACATCTTCTTGAGTTAAGCCTATTTCTTTACTTATCTGTTCGAATTCACTGAGCATGCTATCAATATCATTAATATTAATATCAGAAGCTTTTTTATTAAAGTCTTTATATACTCTAGAAAATGCCGATTTGGTTTGCTTCTCAGTAAGACCGCCAAAACGCTCTAAGAATGAATAAGTATAGTCTGTAGAAGTTCTGCCTGTCATTGTACGGAATGAACCTGCATATGTCATATCATCCGGCCCGATATTATACGGATTGTATGAAGATGCCCAATCATACAATTCCGGGTTAGTAGCTTGCAAATACTCGCTCCAAGACTGTCCTTCATTCTTATGCGTTGCTGCAAAGTTTTCAAGTTGGTCAAAGAAATCAACACCAGCTAAAGTCAAGTTACCTTCTTCATCATACAAGCTGCTGTATTCTTTGCGGCCGTCAACTTCATCGTAAGCTACAGTTGTTAATTCGTCACGAGTTTTAGCTCTACGATATTGCCAGAATTTTTCAAACAATTCGTCTTCAGTCATTTCACCACGTTCTACTGCGGCTCTAGCGACATCGTAATCTGCTTTAGCTTGTGTATCTGTACCAAAATCATAAGTATAATACTTATCCCATAAAGCGCTGCGCATAAATTTCTTATATGCGTCTTCGTCAAGAGTATTTTGTTTTTCAGCAAGATACGCATCATAATAATCAAATAACGCGTTACCATAAGCTGTCTTATTTTTAGCAATAGTATCTACTGTAGAAGTAATTTCTTCATTAGCCTTAGCTACATTGCTTGCAATTTCTTGCTTACTCTCTGAAAGCTTGCTCATGTATTGGTTATATGCTTGTGTTAAATACTGGTCAGTATCACCTAGCATTGCTTCTTTATATCCTGTGCCAAGGTTGCTTGATAATACATTAGAACGTTGAGCCATTGCAGATTTATATGCTTGACCTATTTGCTCACCATATTGCTGCTCGACTTGCTGTTCAGCTCTCATACCTGCAAGTTCGTTTGCAGCGTACATTGAGCCAAAAGTACGACTACCGGAAATATTCCGGTAATCGTTTAATATCGCTTGTTTAGCTTGTTTTTCAGTCATTATTGAACCTACTGCCATTATCTCACCTGCCCTGTTACAAGATACTTAAGGCTTATCGCCGTAAGACTGAGAGGAACTGGTATTTTATCCTCAGCATCCTCATCTCTACTACTTTCAAGTATATACTGTACTTGATTCACTTTGTAATAATTTATACGAGTTACAAATGTTCGAGTAAGTTGAATCTTATAATCAACTGCCGAAAATGATTTAGTTTCATTTGTGTCAGTCTGTTTACGATAATTTACAACTCGTAGATTAAATCTAACGTTTACATCCTTGTCGCCATAATTGTAACCAAAGAAAGTTAGATTTACAATATGCTTATAATAGTTTATTGCATTTAAGTGAAGTTTTTGACTTGACAAGAACCATTCAATGCGACCGTCTTTTAACGAGTTTCCGTCAAAATAGTTGTCGTTTGATTTATCAAGTTTATATAAGTATAATCCCGATAATAATAACGGTTTTCTATCAATCTCAATGAACTTCTTTACATTACTATTATATTCAATTGGCCACCAACTATTACCACGCATGTCAAAGATAAATGCTTTTCCGGTATTAGTTCTGTACAATATTATCCAAAAATTGTGCTGGAATAATTTGATTGCACCTTGGTTCCATTTGTTAAATACATCGTATATTGTGTCAGACAAGAACGTCAAGGCTTGTTCATCGGAGGCAATAAAGTCTTGATAACTCATTGCTACAAAACCACGTTTAGTCACAAACATAGTATACTTATTATCATATGATGTTATTACGTCGCTGCCTTCTTCACAACCAAGAGGTATACGCGACTTATAGTAACTATATGCAATAGTTTCAATGCCATCAATGGTCGTCGTTACAGGTTTAACGTAATAAATACTATCTTGTAAGAATACTGCAATTTCATTAGTAGATATAGGATGCAAGTTAGTTATTTCATAATTAAACTCTTGTACGTTTCGTTCAGGGAAATACCATTGGAAGTCATTTACAGCAGTATTAGCACCTTGTGCGTTTATATACAAGTTCTTACCTTTACTTACAAAGAATTGTGATAACTCTGTTTCGTGGTCGAATACGTCAAAGGTTAATTCGCCATTAGTGGTTACATCAATATTTAGCGGACTTTTAATATTTGAACTATATAAAATATTATCTTTTATAATGTAAAAGTATTTATTTATGCCTGTCGGCGTTCCTTCAAATAATAACGCTACAGCTTCTTCCGAGTAGATAAAATATTTGTATGTTACAATATTATTTATATACGACGAAAAAACATATTTTATATCAGACAATATTGGATAATAAATAGTTACGCCTTCAGTTGTAGTAATACTATACTCTGAGTTATATTCTATACTAAAAGTCATATCTTGTGGCAAGCTTATATACTTTTCAAAAGATACACTAGAATAATTCAAAACGGTACTTGCGTAAAGAGACTCGTTATAGTTAAAACCTATTCTTCGTATATTGCATTCAGTATTTACAACGCCAGCTCTATAGCTTGTAGGCAAAATTATATCTATAAATATACTTCCCTCAATTGCACTTATTTGAACTTGCGCACTTCTTTTTATAACAGTAGTATCTATTCGAGGATTAGTGACCGGATTATATTGATACTTTATTAACTGAGGTAGATTTTCTATTTCGGCAAAAGTATTAAGCTTTACTACCATTTGACCAATAATGCCTACGGCCGATTTATCAAGCGGGAAGTCATATCGTATATAATACTTGCTATTACAAAAAGTTTTTAGAATAATCGTACCTGCAGGAGCAAGAGTATATTTTATATTGACAGATGTTCCATTAGAAATACAATCACAAATAATACATGTACCAGTTATACCTTCTTTCTTTGCGCCGAGCATAACAAAGCCGTATATTTTTTCATCAAGATAATAACCTGCCTCACCATTAAATACTGAACTCTTTGTAAATCCTGTAGGAGCAGTAGCGTAGCCTATTTTAGTAACCTCGTCTGTACTAAACGAAAAGTTTTTAGCTAAATTAGTCCAAACCATGAAAGGAATTACTCCCGTTTCGCTGTTACTATATATAGTATATGCATATGGGCCATCATCTTTATACAACACAGCGTATACATGGTCAGTACTTTGGCTTATTGCTGGCAATAGTGTATGAGCTTTATCCAACTGATTACCTAATGCTGGCAGCTGTATATATATTAATTCGTCATTACTATAGTATAAAGTATATCCAGTATCATCGTTCCATTCGCCAAGTAAAACATATCCTAAACTATTTGTAAATACTAATGGCTGACCATCCATGTAATTTTTATCAGTTAAGACACGAATATTTGTAACAAGCGTAAGTTGTGTTAAGCTATCGAATGTTATAGTATAGGTATAATCCCCAATTTTTACTGTACCAGTTTTGCCTTTTATGTTTAATAAACTTTCTCCATTTTCATATACATATCTAGTTATATACGATGAAGTTAAGACATTTGGACTTTCGTTAGCCGTGGAGACACCTTTTACAACAATAGAAGTTACAGGAGTATAAATTTTATTTTTAGCACTTTCTCCAGTATAATTGTACCAGACTTTATTAATAGTATCATAGTAAGACAATGCGTCTTTGGAAAAAACAAATATTAATCCGTCTGACTGAATAAGCTTAAACGGCCATAATACAGGTATTGAAATAGTAGAATACTCTCCGTTACTGAAGATTAAGTCGCACATTTCTTTGCCGCTAAGACCTTCTGTATAGTGATTACTAACTTGATATACAGTCCATTGGCCAAACGTCCATACGTCATAAATATACTGCAAACCTTGTTGCGTCATTATATATTGCTTAACCGACGGTCTACTCTTAAGTATACCTTCACTATCAACATATATGTTCTTACTATCAGCAAAAGTCTCCTGGTCTACACCAAGATAGTTCTTGTCATCACAGACGCCTTTCCAGTTACTATGATTAAAAAACTTATATTTAACGTCGCCGTAATCTAACTGCTTAACCGTGTAAGGTTGTCTGTTTATAGTTCTCACCATCCGCCTCCTATAACAATAGTCTTATTTTCTTTGTAGTGAGTATTGTCAATTCTTGCAAGGAACATTTCGTATTCGTTTCTAAATATCGACGCCTTGACCTCATCGTCAATCTTGTAGCATTGATGTGCAATGTACGAAGGTATGCAGTCAAGAATGTCATTAGGTACAGGAATTTGAGTTTCATCTCGCAAGTTGGATGCAAAGGTGTACCATCTTGCGTAGTATGAAATACTGTATGTACCTTCTTTGTAAAATACAAGTTGATTATATCCCTTGTAAGTAAAGTCGTAGTCTGTTGCCTCGTCTTGCAAAGTTACACCAAAAGTATCAGTTTCTGTGTTGTAGATATTTTTGTCAACATACGTACGTGTATTCACATCGTCACCAAATGCTACAAAATCATCGGGCATAGTTTGCAACACTCCTACTTTGTCAGATGTTATTACAAATTCAGCAAATGTATATTTAGGCTTTATAGAGGAACACACTTGAGTTATGACCTCATTTGCATAAATATAAAATCTGCCTGTTAAGTTTTGTGCAGTTGCTTCGTCCTCAGTTAAGTCAAGTTTAGCAAATGCAGCGGCTTTAAGATAAGCCCAAGTGTACATATTGTACCTCCTTATATCATTAATTTTAATATATAATATATGAATCTCGATTAATCATATTAGATAATCATCAATTATCATCTATTATATATTAAAATTAATCAAATAATGATTATATGATAAGAGCCCCATCTTTCGACAGGGCTCCTAATCATTTACTTAATTTTAATTACGCATTGACTGTGCTAACAACTGCAACAGGTTTAACACCCATTTCAACAGAAGGCGTAATATGCGTGAAGTTTGCAAGTAAATCCCAACCGTCAACACCTTGGCCAGCAGGAGTGCCAACGTAAACGTAAGCAATGCCTCTCCAAGTTGCGACGTTGATGTCAAATCTTTGACGGCCAGAGTATTTAATACCCATCGGTTCATCGGTTTCTTTGACGTTCAAGGTGAATGCAACACGCTCAGTGAATTCAGGACCGTGGTTTGCTGCATTGTAAGACTTGTCGACAATGAAGAAGCCCTTACCATTGACACAAGCATCAATATCAAGCAAGTACGGAGTGGATTCAACAGTTGCTCTTTGATATGCATCATTGGGTTTGCCATTGAATGCATCCATTGAAACTGCTGCATTGAGGTACGCTTTGAGATGCGGGTCATTGCCGCAAACAATCATCTTTGCACCGTCAACACTTGCACGTTTGCCATTGTCGTCACGATAGTTTTCCATAATCGTGATAACTTGGTTGATAACGTCTGCGAGTTTTGCAACAATCGTGCCGTCCTCTTTCGTGGTATCAATACCAGCATAGAAAATGTTAGACTGCGAAATCGGAGTCGAATCGGCAGAACGTTTGACCGTCTTGTGTTCCTTATAGAACAAAGGTGCTTTGTCGGTGTCATAGATGTCGCCGGATTTGCTATCTGCCGTTGTAAGCAAGAGTCTGGAATCTTGGAACATAACTTCCTTACCGAAGCCTGCTTGAATAGCTGCCATAGCATAGTCAACGATATCTGCTTGCCAACGTTTCACGAAACGAGAAGCATCATCTTTGACTCTACCGAGTTCTCTATCTTCAAGAGTTTGCTGAGTGATGATAAATGCACCTTGGAACGTTCTGGTACGGTACGTTGCCGAGAAACCTTCAGCTGTATTAAAGATAGGACCGATGTTGTAGTCACTCGTTTCCTTGAACGCTCTGTCAAAGCCAATGCTCGAAGTGAACGTCTGTTGGAATCTGTCAATGGAGTTTCTTACAAAAAGAAGGTCAATAGGATTCTTCTTTTCCCAAGCTTCTTGCTGAGCCTTTAACATATCGTTAAGAGGTTCTCTCAACACGTTGTAATCAGTACGGAGTTCTAAGGCCTTATCAATGTTAATAATCATTCCCATAATAATTTAGTCCTCCTATTATTCAGTGACCGAGAAGGTCGTTTTTGTAACAATGACGTCTTGCGGGTTGATAATGCGGAACAGTGCGACTTTCTTGACGGTTGCTTTATCTGCAACTTTGTCGTCGTATCTGTAGTCTCTCATTTCAACAGGTACATGACCGTATTCCATTGTTTGGTCGCTTTGTGCTACAATGTACATATCAGTAGTAAGTGCAGGGAAAACTACAGAGTCAGCTGCAGTCGCACTTGCCGAAAGTACCAAGCCTAAAACGCCGTTCGTAATCTTAACAATGTCACCAACGTGAAGCACTTGACTGTTACCAGCCGTAACTTTCACATCTTCGACAATTTCGTGTTGCAAATAAGCCGTCTTAAAGGAACCAGCTTGTTTGCCGTAAAAATTAGTTGCCATAGTGGTAGTTCCTCCTTAGGAAATTGGTTTAGTCTTTTTATTTAATTCTTCGTCAGTAATACCGGGGTTGAAATACCTGTATATTGACTTTTCATCGTCTGTCAAGGGTCGAGTATTTGACTGAGGAGTAGGTCCGCCACTAGGATTGATAAGATGCTGAGTTGAGCCTTTACTCTGTTCCGAGCGAGCCTTAGTTATAAGTTCTTCGCCTTTCAGCTGCAAAAATGCTGATTTAAGGGAACCTTCCTTAGCCCACAACTCCAATACATCTTTCGGCAATTGACTGAATGAAGTTATCTCACCATTAGTTAACTTCGTGATTTCAGCTAATTCCTTCTTTCCGAATTCAAGCTGCTTCATTTTCCGGAGTTCATCAAGCTCTTGAAACGCTGGGTCGTTTTTACGCCTTTCCTCGTAAATTTCGTCCACAAGAGTACCGATTTGTTCACGGTCAACACCGTGATTTTCATAGATTTTGTCCTCACGAGTTTTCATCATAGCCTCGTAAGATTCAAAACCCATTTGCTTAGCAATCGCTTCACGTTCTTCGTTACGAACCTTGTCGGTGCTTTCTCTCAAACGTTTTGCAAAAGCTTTTGTTTGGTCAATCTTTTCGTCACCTTTGTTTTGGTCACCGGTAGATTCTTCCGAATGCACTGTTTCTTCATTTGCAGGCGGCGTTTCCTGCTGCTCTTCACTTCCGAACAGTGCATCAATTTCTTCGGGAGTTAAGTCATTATCGCCAAAAATTCCTGACATATTGTGTCTCCTTGATGTTTGTAGGCGAGTTTCGGTCATCACCCGTTTTGCAGCCTTAATATCATTATTATTCTATCTAATAAAAAGAAAAATATTACCATTAGGTAATATTTTCTGTAAGCAAGCTATCAATAGTTTGTTCAACTACTTCAGGCTTTTTAGTTGATGCAACTAACAATGCCGGTTGCAATGAATACCAATACTCAAACTCTTTAAGTATATCAGTCTTTCTTGCAATGTGGTTTGCTAGTCGTATTGTTATGTCGTTGTAACCTTTAAGATATTGCAAATATGATTTACACAATATCCATACCATACGGAATAATACAAAGAGTGCGGTTACCCAGCCCCATTCCATTATGTCTTTCATACCAATCATACAAAGTATGAACATTGATACTGCTTGGCCTATGGTCGATACAACTGTACGAGCCTTAGTCATATCACCTTCACCGTGGCCGATATTAGTTTTATCACGAGCTGAGGTGTTACCAAGTAACTGATTGTGTCTTATGCCTTGTACTGATGCATGTTTTGCTCGTATGATTATCTTAATCTCTTCCTTGCTGTAACCAAGTTTCTTGTAGTCTTTTATGCCAAGAACTTTCAAAGGTTTAAGCTCGTTGCCATCCTTATCTTTTGTAACTTTGTCAAATCGTTCAAACGGTATAGACGCAAGTATTAAGATTGAGGTCTGCAATTCTTCGAGCGCTTGCTGATTGTAGTATTTACAAAATTCAGGAAGCTTACTCATTTGAGCACCTGTGATAGAGCCTACTTGTTTAGAGTAGGCTGCTATCGTAGTTTTGAAAGAATCAGCATCTTTGCCTCTTGATTTACCTTTACTATAATAGTTATAGTTAAGGAATGAAGCAGTTAAGAAGAATGGCACCCAACTAACAATAACGTCTTTAAGGCTTTCCCAAGTAAGTTCCTTAGGACTCATAACACCAAGCGCTACGACAAACATTATGACTACTATTGCCGCGGCCAAGATGTCATACATGTTAGCCTTTATACGTCTTTTTGTTTCAGTTTTTACATCCTCTATAACATTAGGATTCAGGTCTTTCTTCTTCATTCTTATTTACCTCTTTTTGAACTTCGTCGAATATATCTTGTGTCTTTGCAAAGATGAATCCGAAGTGTTCATATGCTTGCCAACATTGCGGCATCTTACATTCTAAGGCTTTATACATTCGCTTGAAAGTAAGTTCATCAACGCCTGATGCAATCATCGTAGCTATACAAACATACTTCATAGGAAGTAAAATGTTCTCAACAACTACAATGATTACAAGAACTGCTGCAGATACAATAAATGCAGAGGGTGACTTTATTTTCTCTGCCAGCTTGTCTTTGGCAAAAAGTAATGCAATAAGGATTGTAAATACTCCTGCCGCAGACATGGCTGTTGCCGGTCGCTGTACAAAGAAATCGCCGCAGCAAGCAAGTGTAATAATAGGTGTACCCATCGTCAATAATGTTGATATGCCCTTAAAAGTATTATACTTGCCTACTTGTTTCATATTAATACCTCGTTACTACTTGCTCTTCAGCAGGTGTATCTTCAACCTTTACAATTGACTGTGCTTTATTGACCGCGTGCTCTACAAGTTGCTTTTGAGCCTCAGCCTGTGTCTTGATTTGCTGTCTTAATGCCTCAAGTTCATCGATGAGTTTCTTGCGTTGTTCAGTCACTGCATACTTAGCATTTGTTAACAGATTGTTGACTGTTGCTCTCGTCTTGTCGTCTTTGATAGTTGTGTAAACTACCGATTGTACTTCAATCATTGCGTCAACTTTTGTAAGCAAGATGTCCATTGAGTTTTGCAAGTCGTTCATTTGATTTTCAAGATATTCACACTTCTCAATGAGTGCCTTGTTAACATCTTTCATTTCAGTGACTTCGCCATTCAGGCCATCAACACAAGTGATTGATTTGTTAAGCGTTTCAGTAGTCTTGGTGTTGAGTTTGACTTGCTTTGTCGACTTAATTGCCCAAGCAATAAAGCCTATAAGTCCTGACGACTGAATTGCTGTCAATACTGCAAGTATTGTTTCTTTGTTTTCTATAAACCATTTACCAATGTTTTCTAACCAAGTCATAAGAGTTCCTCCGGTTCAATTTTATTAAGTTTATTATCAACCCATTCGGGTGTATCAGGGATTATGTGCGTCTCAGTGACGTCAAGCCAAGCTTCGTACCAGTCGTTAAGTTCAGTGTGTTGTGCAAAAGTAAGATGGTCATACCAGAGTTTGCCTCTGTTTATAATCGGATAACACATCTTTTCTCGCATATGTCTGTAATAATTAAGTATAAACTCATTATCACAAACAAGATACTTAAAGAATTCAGTATCTTTTACAATAAGGTTGTTACAAGAAAGAAGTGGTATAAAGCTGCCATCAAATACTGCTCCGTTCGTTATCTTATTCCATTTTTTATTTATGAAAGAATATACAATATTAGAACTAGTACTTATAGGTATATGCAATTTACCCTTAAATATGATAATATCGCCATACTCGTTTGTGGCAAGTAGCTTATCACCACTTAATTGTTCAGGTTTGCTACGAAATTGAAAGTTCATTGATTTACCTCCTTTAGTCAAGGTTTGTTACTGTCAAGCTCGGGTTAGTTATTGTAGTAACACTATCGCCAAATTTGTAAGTCGTAGGCGCTGCATCACTCGGTATAGACATACAATAGAATGCCATAGCTTGAGCTGTGAAATTAAATGCAATAAGTTTAATCAAACTAGCAGATGTACTAACAATATTGAACTCAATTACTGATGACTCTACTGTACCTACAATTTTTACAAATGGACGTTTATCAACGTTGTTAAATGCCGCAAAGAATGCTGCACGACTTGTAGCATTGCTAAGGTCGTAAACTACTTCGCTAAACGTCTTATTTGTCATAGGCTTGTAATATTCAGCGTTGTCAGGGTCAAGTGTGGAGCTTGACGTATGTGTTTTTATTACTTGATACAAATGCCCGTCTGCAGCCCAAGTTACAATGTCATTAATCTTGTATGCTGTATTTGTTACCCAGTCGCCTTTGTAAGTGGCATAATCTCCGGCGAGCATTAATTGTGATAATTTCATATTAGTCCTCCGTTAAAATATATAATGCACCTTTTTTATAAGGATAATTTGGATTAGGTGTAGAACTTTCATAACCAGTATATCTTACAACTTTTCCTATATTATCACTATATTTTGAAAATAAAGTAACGTCTCCTGTTTCAGCAATCTCTTCAACTTCACCGGCATCAAGCATAAGTTCCAAATTGTAACTCGTGAATTGTTCAGGTTCGCCTTTAGTAAATGTAGCACTCTTACCAACTAATTGTCCTATTACATCGGGATAATTTATTTTAGTAATTGTAGCATCTTGTGAATACGTTACTCCTTCTTGTTCAATCGAAGGTTTAAGTAATAAGCTTGTTACTTGCCAACCATCTTGTGTAAATACAAACATACTATCAACAGACATACTCATTATCATATTATAACCTGAGGCTCTGTTTATCATTAGTCCTAAATATGCTTTGTATATTACATTTTGTTCGGCAGTGCTCAAATCAACAGGGTTATCCATGTTAAATACTACTGACACACCTTGATTACCAGCAGTAAAAAACTCACTCTCGGGTATAATAGATAATAAAGTATTTATATCTTCATAAGTCAAGTTAGTATTAAAATATACAGTAGCACCTGCATAGGTATCACCTACTTGCAAAGGTTGAGCATTAACCCATTTTGATATGGATGTTATTTTTTTATTTACTCTATATATGCCAAGCTCTTGATATGGTTGATATGTTTCCTCAGTACCTGCATCACTTCCAAACACTCGATACAAAATTAATGCAGCATCACTATACAAAAAAGTAACAGCACCATTATTGTCGTGCGCTAAAGTTATAGACCAACTCATTGTTGCATGACCAGGTTTCTCAACATAGTCTGGTACAATGTCATTATATAATTGCGTACCTTCTTGATACCAGCCGTTGACTGAAATGGCATCTTCATAAACAGTACTAATCGTTCCTATTAAGGTACTACCTGTATAGTCGTCTGGATAGTTTGGAAACACCGTGTCGTTTGCAATGTAGCCATCTATATACAGTAAACATACAGCATAGTCTGGGTTAGTATCACCCTCTTGCAAAAAATGTACCGTACCTACTAAAGCTCTGCAATAACTTCCATCGCTATTTTTGTATTTATATGCATAAATATTATGCCAAGCATCACGATAGCCTGAGATACTGCCTATTGTAAAATTTTGCCTACCGTTAGATGAGAAAATCTTTCTGTTGTTATTATCAACAGTCCAGTAGTCAATATACTTATTCATTCTACTTTGAGCAAGATAAGTATCAAAGGCTCCCATAGTTATCTCACCATTAGGTAATGCCGCAGGTAAAGTTATGTTCCTATACTTTGCATTTTCATATCTTACAAAAGAACCAACATATTCCTCAGCAAGATAAGCCTTCATCTCTGCCTCGGTAGTTGCAATGTAAGGATTCTCTGCAGTCTCACCTGCAACATCTACAATAAACTTACTGTAGCCTTGTGCATTGTCGTCAGCGGGATAATAAGTACCGTTGGCATTAGCAGTCTTCTCTACAAATTTCATTGTGCCAGTTACTTTATTGCCGGTAGCGTCAATAGCTTCTACACCTTCTTGCAATTGTGTAGGTGCTGCAATGCCATTAGTCAACGCTGGCAATACTGCTGCTATCTTCCATGCATAGCCACTACCTTCAGGTTTACAAGTATATATGATATTCGTATCTGTAGCCACGTAAAACTTGTTCAGGTATGCTATGCCTGCTGTAGGCAGGTCGTCCTTGGTTGATACAAGAACGGCCTTACCTATTTCGCCTACTTGAATATATTTCATTGAGTTACCTCCTTTAATTCGTTAATGCAGACATCGGATAGATTCTATCTACCATTTCACTCCAACCATTTGCCGCTTTATAAGTATCTACAGTATCGTCTGGTACATAAATTTTCAAATCCGGTTGTATACCTGAAAATGCACCTGATAAAGTAGGAGGAGTACTATTTTTTACAATAAGTTTTTTTACTGCAGAATTCGCTATAAAACTATTCTTATCAGTTATCTTTGCACAAATTTCTGACAAAGTCAATTCTTCTATACTGGATTGATTAGTTGCATCAGCTCTATCTGCGCCTACAGTAGCCTTTTTTACAAATACTAAACCAGGAAAACCGGTATATTTAGCATAAAAAGAATTAGCAATACTTATAAATTGTAAAGACTTTATACTTAATGTTTCATAGTCACCTGTTCCACCCTGATTGTATATAGCAATTCGTTTAAGATTGCTATCATAAAAGCATAAAAAACCTAAATATATATTTTTAGAGAAACTACAAGTCTCTACTTTGGATAAATACATACTATAACTAGTCATACTCGTCGCATTAATATGCTTAATTTCCGAGTTTTCTACTAATTCACCCTGTAAAAGTCCTACATATTTACCTACTTTTGTGTCGCATTTTATACAACCTGCTATATTAATTCCAGTACAACGGTCTCCTATGTATACTTTTTTGACAAGTAATGAATTTGTAAACCGAGAAGATAAATAATCTTTATTCAGGACTCCCTGACTATTTACTGATGCTCCACAAAGTCCATAAGATGTGTTATAAAGATTGACATAACCTAAACGATAGTTATAACGAATTGCAGTCTCAGAGGTTATATTTTGTATAATTATCTCATATTCACCTTTGACACTATAAACGTGAGTTTTGTCAAAATGTTTATAAGACTCAGATACATAAGAATAAGTTTCGGTATTTCCATCACCCCAGTTTATGCTAACTATAGTAGGCGCACTATTAGCATAATTTCCAGCAAACCATAAAGTAAATTCGCAATTATCGTGGTCCACGTTTATGAAAATATGACTATTGCCATCTGCTGGAGCATACATAGCACCTACATCCACAGGTGTTGTTAATTCATGTAATTGCTCAAGCGTCCAATTCCACCTATCAAAAACTAAACCCTCTGCAGCATGACTAGGCGCATCCGGCAATTTTGTCATAGCTTTTGCTTCTTCAAGTGTGCAAGCATATATTAATGTACCGTCATAGTCCCAAAACATTACGTCTTGAGTGTAATCGATTTCTCCACCTGCAGTACCTTCCACTACTTTCCCATCACCATCAATCAACTGCTTACCCTGTGCTAAGTCTGCCGCTGTGCCTGGGTTACTCAATGTAGGCAATATCACATACTGCAATATGTCTCCATCTTCGACAGCTCTGTACACTTCATTTTGTATGAGCATTTGACCAGTCGTAGCATCAAGTACAGTCTTGTTAGGACCAAGCCACTTAATGAAACTGCCTACAGGATATGCTTGAAGCTCAGCCACCGTATAAGCAAGATAAGGGTTAATCTTTGAGCCGTTACCAGTTTGCAAATTTCCAGTAAAGTCGAATGCAGTCTTACCAGGTGCCATATAGTCACTGTTTGCAGTAGTACGTGTGTCACTTATGTGATAAAACTCTTCATAATAATATTCGCCATCGCCATAGACTACTTTGTACAACTCATTTACTTTATAAGGTACAATAGTTATACCTGTTAAGTCAGTATAATCAATAATAACATTATTATCAATCGGAGCTATTGTGAATACTACGTCTTCATCATACGTCCAGAAAGTAAGGTTACCTTGGCCATTAATGTAGTCATTATTCCAACCACCATCAGGAGTCCAAAGCTTGCGTACAGATGTAGGATTAGCCTCGAGGCTGTTAGTTAATACAACATCACCGTTTACTGCGCCATTACGACTGAAGTCCCACGCTCCGCTAGTATATTTACCAGCGGCCAAATACCAAGTATTAGTTCCTTCATTGGTCTTTTCAGTTACGATAAATTTTATGTTGCCATTATAGAAAGATGGCCATCCGTAATTATCACGATTAAATACAAGATTTTGTGCATACTCAGGAACAGTTTTGTTTTGTTCACTGAGTGCTCTATTTATCGCAGGACCAGTGTACTTAACAATACAGCCTGTGTATGCAGAGTTTAAGAAACCTTGCATATCTGCTTCGCTATAGGCAAGGAAGGGGTTGTTTGCTGACCCCTTCTTCATAGCATTAGTTGAACCAACACCACTCATTTATTTACCTCCTTAAGAAATTCTTACTGTCGGCACCGTGACCGATGTCGGATAATTTGTTTTTACTGTTGCAAAGATGCTTACCTTATTAGCTTCAACTTGCACGTAGCTTGAGAATATTTCAAGCGGAATCTGTACCGCAGAGAAGTATACATCAGCAACGTTGTTAATTGTAACACCTTCAATAGTCGCGCTATACTTACAAGGGAAGTTAGTCAAGGTATTGTCTGTCGATGATACAAGTGTAAATTCAACGTTGTTGTACTTCTTGACGACTGCCGCAGCTGCCGCTTTAGCCTCGGCTATACCCTGGTCAGCAGCTGTCTTATTTGCTGCAACTGTAGAGTTAGTATTAGCAATGCTTGTTGCAAGGTTGTCAAGGAGTGTCTTAATGCTCTTGTAAGTCGAGCCATCTTTTACAAGAATGTCTGCAACCTTGCCGGCAATGATAGATACTTGTACGTTGCCACTGGTATCATTCAGTGTACCTTGCAAGATGCCTTTGTCAGTATTTGTTGCACTCTCAACAGTAGGTATAACATAGTTACTCCAACCTGTTGCGGTGTACATAAACTTGTAACTTTTATCAGTACCACTTGTTACAATTTGTGTAAATAAGACTACGTCGCCAAGCTTAGGTGCTCTACTTACTTCTTGCTGTACAAAAGCAGTTAACTGTTCTGACGTAGGCAATGTAGTAGCTGACGGATATGTGCCGATAGGAGTCTCACCACCGTACGCTGCATCTTGCAATGCTTTTATATCGTTGGTATTCTTCTCAATGGCTGTTCCTTGAGTAGCAATATTGCCAGAGTTGGTGTTGATGTCTTTCCTTAAATTGCCATCCTCAGTCATTAAGTCTGCAATCTCTTGGCTGTGTTGTTCACTCTCGGTTTCTAAGGCTGTAGCTCTTCCCTGCAGTGCTTCAATGTCACTGCTAGCTTTTGCAATAGCGGCAGTGTTAGCACCTATGGCAGTTGTATGATTTTCGACAGTTTTGCTTAAAGCATTTACCTTATCTTTTGCGTCGTTAGCAGTTTCACTAGCTGCATTAGCAGTTTCGTTAGCTGTATTAACAAGAGTTTTAACCTGAACCAAATCACTTGCAGCTGTATCAGCAACACTCTTTGCGCCCTTGGCAATGCCTAAAGTTTCATTGATTGCGCCTACAACATCCTTATGGTCGGTATTTAAGTTATTGTCAGTCTTATTCTGCTTATTAGCCTTTAAGTCATTTATCTGACCTTGTAAGCCTTCCTCTGTAACCTTTACAAAAGAATAAACAGCTCCGCCTCTTACAAAGCCTGTACCGTTTTCTTTAACAGTTACATCTTGTTTAATAGTAAGTACAGGCAATGAATTTTTGTCAAAGTCATTCAGGTTTATCTTGAATATACCTGCAACTGTATCGTTGCCAGTAGGTACAAATACGAATAGCTGTTCATCGCTTACGCTCTTAGGCATGCGAGGTACAACTGTCTCGTTTATATAATTAAGTTCACTCATTTACTACCTCCACATCTTCAATACTTCCTTGTACGTTACTGTCAACATACAATTTATGAGCGCCTATTAGCGGATAACTAAAGTCAATGTTTATAGGCCTTGCACTTCCCTCGGGGTTAACTGAACCAGCAACAACTTTCAACGCATAGTCGTAACCGCTCTGTGTCCACTTATTACTTTGTTCCTTAGTGAACTGTTGGAAAAAGTAGAACGAGTACGGCTCAAGCGAAGGTTCAGCCTCCGTACCTGTGAGTTGCTTGTAATCTTTCGTGCCATCGCTTTTTACAATGTAGTATATAGCGTAGTTAGCAGGAGTGACGTTAGCGTCTGCAGGTATCAAGTTTTTAACCGTTGACCATACACTGGCCGCGGTAGGCCACTCGCCATCATTGTCTGCTAGCTTAACAGCTTGTGTGCTATAAAACTTCTTGTACTTATCCGTCGGATTCCAGTGGTTAGCCAAGTAGCGGCTCTTGCCTGTCACGTTTGCTGACGAGGCGACTGTGAACAATAAGTAGCTCTTATGTGTAGCATCGTCCAACGCATCGCTGAGTACGAATGGCGAACCGTCAGGGTTAACTATCCTGAAGCCTACGGTAAAGCTTTCGCCTTGTTCACAATATATGTCTCCGGCTCGTGTTATCATAAGCCACCTCCTTGCTGTGACGGAACGATTGCTTGCTGATTAGCCGCCCTGTTCCTGTCGTTGGTTCTCTCGACGTTTGCTGCATGTGTTGCACCATTGCCATCAGGACCGCTGTTAGCTCTTGCGCCTCCACGTTGCTCAGTACCTTGTTCAATGACCGCCATAGCAGCTTGCATAGCCTCTGGGTTATTAAGCAGCGCTTGTTCAAGCTCTTGAGGCAAGTGTTGACTGTTGTCACGTATGCCAGCAAGTACCACCTTAGCCAGCGGGTACTGGAAGCTATCCATAATGTTCCAATAAAGCTCAAGCGTTCTTGCGTCAGCCGGATTGCCAAGCGCCCCGTTAATGAACTTATCTTGTGTCTCTTGCCACATCTGTACGCGGTTTTGAGTCAATGTAGCAGCCGGGTCAGTGCTGAACTCGAAGTCGTCCTTGTAGTATATCTGACCGTACTTGTCTTTGTCAAGGAACATGTACTTATTCCACTCAAGCTCTTCCTGTGTGCCGTCAGGCAATGTACGAACGAAGCTGACTGGCTCATCGCTGAATGCAAGTAAGTATTTAAGCAACAGCTCGTACAGTCCTGCAAAGGTAGCTGCCTTCATTACTCGCAATGACTCGATACGACCAGCGGTCTGTACTGTTGCGTACTCCTTAGCCTTGCCTGATGTAGCCGTTGTGTCCTTCTTGCCCTGGAAGCTGTCAGTGACGCCGGACGATGAACGAGCACTGTCGTATAGCAATGAAACCATTGTCATATCCTGTGTAGTGTCACTCATCACCTGCTTGCACTGGACCATAGCTGCTTCTTCCTGTGTGCGAACACCGAGGACTTTAAGTGTCTCGTCTTTGTCGTTAAGTTTGAGCTTCTCAGGTTTAGTTAGCACGGCGCCAGCTTTAAGCGTCTTGTCAGTAGCCTTAGTAAGTATCTTGTTGACTGCGTCCTGCATGTCAAGCAAAGTAAACACCTCGCTGATGCCATATATACTATTGATAGCGCTTACGGCCGGTCGAGGTACGAACGGTAGCTGTCTTACAATATACTGAGGTATCTCAGTGCCTTGGCTAAGGAATACTCTGCTCTGCATACGATCGTTAGCCTTGTCGTCGCTCTCACCTGCCTCATACGGGTTGTATACTTCCATCAAGTCGCGGTCAAGTATCTCTGTACGAGCATCCTCAAAGCGCATACTCTTGCTGCCGCATACCGGGCAAGTATCTGCAATAGGAACGACGGTGTGGCATTTAGTGCAAGTACGGAGCTTGCGTATCTGCCAGCTATCCTCGTGACAAATAACCTGTCTGCTGTTCTTGGCCCACATAAATAAGCCTACCTCGCGATTAGCATTGAGGTAGTAGCAAGATACGACAGGTATCACGTTTGTATTGTTGCTAATAGGAGTCATCAACCTACCATACAGGTCATATATACGAGTAATGCTGATGTCACGTACTTCAAAGATGTACTCAAGGTCCTCGTATCTAAGTACGCCCGGCTGAGGTATTATCTGGTCTGCCAGACAAATATCCACCTTAGGCGAGCCTGAGCGAGTAGCAGTCCTGTCGAGACTGTCCCAGCTCACCTTATACCAAGTAGTGCCATCAATGAGTGTCGAGCGTTCGCTCTTGTCGTTTTCCTGTTTGCTAAGGATAGTGTCCATCGAGTACTTCAAGTAGCTCTCTGTGACGTCCACCAGGAACTTGTCACTCTTATGACGAGGCATCATCTTAGGCATCGGTATGCTGTTGTCAACCTTAGACTCGATCATCTCCTGACATATCTTTTTAAGCTGACGACTCTTCTTTTTACTCTCTTCACCTGTTACAATGTTGAGAGCCTTGAGCGTGCCGAGGTATGCTCTACGCCACATGTCGAGGTTCTTGTCGTTCACTTCCCAATGTTGCTGCTTGGCACTGTCGGCCAACGCGAACAATGTAGTGAACTTATTAAGCAAGGCCTCTTCCTCTGGCGTGTTGTTATACGTCTCGTTCACGCTCTTCATTAAGTATAAGTCTATTCTGTCCACGGATTCCTCCTTATAGTATTATGTATAGTACTCACGCCACTCAAGCGGAGCACCATATGTGTCAATGAACCGTTGTTGTTCTATGTCGCTCATGTTCTCGTAGTCTTCCCACATGTCAGGGTACCACTTAACGAACTTAAGTATCTTACGTTGTGGCATAGGCTCCTCGCCTGTAAGCAGCTTGATTATGCGAGCCAAGGCCTGTGAGCACGAGTCAACCATGTCGTCGTTCTTGGCGTATGGGAAGTGCGCAAGTTGCTCGATGAACTCCTCGTGAGGTTGTCTGGGCACCTTGCTCGAGGGCTCAATATCCGCACACTCCTGCAATGTCCAGTCAGTCCTTATGTGGCATCTACGTGCTGCAACGAACGGGCTGATGGCTTGTGCACGGCTGAACTTACCACCCTGTGGGTTAACACCGACTATAGGCGGTACGCCCTCTGTGTACTGCAATGTATCAATAATGGCCGAGCCGTTGGCTTTATCCTCGATGACTAGCTCGTCTATGCCAGGCCACTCTTTAAGTATCTGCTGTATCTTACTGACGGTAGCCGTGAAGCCCATGCGCTTATTGACAAGTTTTATAAGCCAGGCGTCGTTGTCACGTATACCCCACAGCTCGATAGCCACCTTGTCGCTTGTCTCAGTCTGCTTGAACGTAGCGTCGACAGACAGTTGCAAGTAGTCGAACGGACGGTCACCGAGGTCTTGTAGCCTGAAGTATTGCCATGAGTCCTTAGCGAACAAGTTGCCGTTCTCTGCGGTCGGATGGCCCTGGTACAATGCGTTCCATGTATACTGGCCATCTGCTGCCATAATCATGGCTTTTGCACCTTTGAGCCAAGTGTTGTCCTTACGTATCTTTTGAGGCAGGGCAGTATCGCCCATGTGCTCACCCATAATGGCTTCGCCAAGTTTACGTCCGAGCGGGTCTGTTGCTTCATCCTCACATTCGCAAGGTATGTTGATGTCTGCCCATATGTAGTCTGCCCAATGCTCTTGAACCCAACCTATGACGTCATTCTCAACCCAACGTGTTTGTATTACAATAAGCTTGCCACCAGGGTGAATACGACTGTGGACGGATGGAGCCATCTCGTCGTGTATTTTTACAAGCATTGTATCGCTCTGTGCCTGCTCTTTGTTCTTAATAGGGTCGTCGATGATAAACAACTCGCAAGGGTTACCTGTTATGCCTGCTCCTAAGCCGCCGGCCTTACATTGTCCTCCAAGCTCAGTAGCCCAAACAGATGTGCTTTGTACGCTCTCGTTAGGTTTTACACCAAATATGTCTGTAGCATACTCGTTAAACTTGTCACGATTACGACGGCTGAAGCCTTCTGCAAACTTTGTCTCATATGCTGCAATAATGACTGCGTCCTCAGGGTGTTTAGCAAGGAACCAGCTAGGAAGTGTCTCGGTGACGGTCAAGCTTTTGCCGTGCTGCGGAGGCACGCTGAGGAGCAGTATGTCCATGACACCGTTTGTACACTCATGCTCCATAAAGGCTTGTATTTTATCACACAGCCAGTGATGGAAGTGCGACATGTAGAACCCTCTGTTGACGTACTCACAATATGCACCATAGTCCTTGCGGAGCTTGCGTCGTAACAGCTCGCCTTCCAGTGTGTGAGGTATGCTCATAGTATAAGTAGCGCCTCCGTCGCCTCAAGGAACCAGGCAGGTGTGAGTGCCACGAGCAGTGTTACAATTAGCACGAATATGCAAGTAAGCGCCAGGCTATCCTGTATGTCGTCACGCATTATGCTCACCGCCTTCTACAAGATGCACTGTGGCATCGCCTGTCGGGCTCGAAGTATCCGTCTGATCGTCAAGCTGTTCTTGCTCAGCCTTCTGCGCACGGTGTGCAGCAAGAAGCTCAAGCTCCTCGTCAGTGAGCTGCTCGTACTGGTTAGCTGACACGTTAGCATCTATCTTGCTCTCGTCTATAGGTTTAGCACCCATGATGTCACGAATAAATATAGCGGCCTGAGTGTCTGTGCGGGCTTTCACTGCCTGACAAGTAATAATCATCTCGAGCTCAGTCGGTTCTCTGTCTTTGTCTGCCAGAGTGTCAATGTCTTTTTTGAGCTTATTGTAGCTGTACTGCTCAATGAGTGAGTTAAGGTCTGGCTCGCCATATTTGTCTACAGTTGCTGGGCGCATTGCCGCGGGGTTTTGCAATATTGCTGCACCGACGTTACGCCAAGCTTCGCGGGCAGTCTTCGGGTTTGCAAAAAGAGTGAGCATTTCTTTACGCTCACGCTCTGTTTTATTAGGTGTATTTGCCATGTTACTGCCTCCTTTTGCTAGTTTCATTATTATTATATTATTAATATTACAATATATTACTACACGCGTGCGCGTTCAACATATAATACGCGTGCGCGCGAAAATTTTGTGAAAATTTTTTACAAGATTACAATAAATCGCGCGGGCCCGGTACTGAAAGTTAATATGGTTCAAAGTAGTTTTGGGAGTAGTTTTGGGAGTATTTTTAGGAGTATTTCGGCGATGTAATGTAGGGATTTACTATATATCCGCACATAGCAGACGGCCGCTAGTCTAATTTTTTAATATGTTTCAAAAATGTATAGTTATCAAAATTCGATTTTCGAAAAAATATAAAACTAATATAAAATATAAAATATAAAATATAAAATATAAAATATAATATATGTGAGGTGCGTGTATGTATATTAAAAATAATAATAAAATTTATAAAGCAAATGAATGTGATAATAATTATACTACTTATCAAATGACTAATACTGACACATGGTATGAAAAAGAAAAAAAATATATATTAAAACAAGTACAAAAGCGCGAGCAAGCACAGGCACAAGCATTGCATGACGCAGAGCAGGCGCGCGGTTATTGTCCAAAGTGTCATATGTTAATAAATCAAGATGGCACGTGCGACTGCGGATATACTAAGCCTAAATATAATTATAATAATATAGGCTCGGATTTTCAAGCTAGACTCGCGGCTATAAAAGCGCATATGTAAACGTATATAATAAATATATTATATAAATAAAATTAAAGGAAGGTGGACTTATGAACACAAGAATTATCAAAGATGCAACAGCAGGCACAGGTTATGCCATAGTTATCGAATCCGGCAGCGGTGATTTGCAGACGATTCGTCTGGATAAGATGGACCCAAACTATCCTTCACTCATAGTTTTGCCAAAGAATCCGGCCAATCGCAAGTGGATTAGCAAAGCTAAGCTTGACGGTATGCAAATAGGCGAGGAAGGGCTTGTACTTGAGTACAAGGCAAGCAAAAAGCTCGGGCCGTACACTCATGAGACTAAGCCGCTTGAGGACTATCTCGATGAGAAAGACCGTGCAATCTACCTTGCATTGCAAGAAAAGGCAAAGGCTAACAAAGAGGCCGCAATAGCCGCAGCAAAGGCAGCCGCGAACGACCCAGTAGCAAAAATCAAAGCACAAATCGAAAAATTGCAAGCACAATACGACGCACTCGTAAACGCAAAATAAGCAGAGGTAAGCTATGGACAGAGCAACAGTAAGAGCCAACGGTATAACATACAGCGAGATGGATTTCTGTCTCGCTTATTTCAAGAAAACTTTAGACGCCGACGACGTAACACTCTGTCTCGGTGACTACACTATCGATATGCCGGCAGCCGCAGCATTCAATGCCATCACGGAGGCCGCAATGCATAGACTCGGTATAAGCAAGGAGGCTTAAGCTATGGACAATTATGGCAAAGTTGTAGCAACAGTAGGCGTAAAGCGCGATAAAAAGATAATTTGGCTCACAGAAGCCGAATTTCTTAAGGTATACGGCACTATGGTGAAGCCGAACGAGCAAGTTACGATTATGATAGACTACTATCTTGTGACTATGCCAGCAGAAAATGTAATGGACATCATCGAGGATGCCGTAACCGCGAGGGCGCTGGACAAGTTCCCAGCAGACGAGGAGTGCTTATGACCGTAAACCAAATGCGCGAGGCGCTAAAGCAAGTGCCAAAGTACAATCGTACTATCAATGCAAGTATCACGTGGCAAAATAAGGTGGACGCTATGTCCGACAAGCAAGTCTATGCAGTATATTGCAGGCTTGTACTCAATAAGTAAGGAGGTAAAACGCATTCTACAAGATGCAATGAGGTGCCGATGGCCGGGCCAAATAGTCAAAATAGGCTCAAAAGTCCCCGAAATAGTCTAAAAATCGCGGTAAATCTTATATCTTATAGAAATTTTCCATATCTTATAAGATTTTTGATTGAAAATTTTTAGATTTTTTATAGGGGGGCCCCCATTTTCAAGTTTAATTTATATCTACAAAATAGTATATTTTTATGATTTTATATACAAGTAAATAGCATAAAATATACCATAAATAGTAAATCTTATAACTTATGGAAAATTTCCATATCATGTAAGATTGGCCGACAGCATACTATTTAGTAGACTTTTTAAAAAAAAAAT